ACCACTGGCAATGCTGTTAGCACTGCCATCAAAACCATTTATTACACCATCACCCTCAGCACCGAATGACGACGACCCAAATGACGACGCTCCAAACATTGAAGCCGATATGCTGGCACAAGTAACGCTATCAATAATTACCGCGGCGCCACTATCGTTTGAAACGGAAGTTGCCGAACCACCTATGGATACGCCGAGTGTCGCTGCATCAGAACCCATAGCTGCTGCTGCACCGGATACGCCGAGGGTATTTGTGGCGACTCCTGCATCACTGGAAACGGAAGCGGAAGAACCCGAGAGGGGGATTTTTAGCGATACTGCGCCGGAATCCGACGATGATGATGCGACAGATCCAGATACTCCGAGAGTGTTTTTTACGGCTCCCGTATCACTCGAAACAGAAGTGACGGAACCCGCCGCTGATAGGCTTATCGATGCTACGCCGGATTCATTCGCCGTTGCTGCGAAAGAACCGGATATACCGAGGGTTATTGTGGTTGCCCCTGCCGCACTCGCAACACTTCCGAAGAGGCCGTCAAACCCATTGATAACGCCTTCTCCCTCCGCACCGAATGGTTCCGCACCAAACGATGACGCCCCAAACATAGATGCCGATATGTTGGCGCTTCTGACGCTGTCTACCGCAACAGCAACGCCACCATCACTGGCAACGGCACCGGCCGAACCCGCTGCCGAAACTTTGAGCGATGTGGTGCTGGAGTCTGTCGCCGTTGCTGTAGCGGAACCGGATAGGCTTAGCTTATCGGTAGCCGAACCAGTAGCGCTGGCAACACTAACAGCACCGCCGGCTATACCAATTATTATGTCATCAGGCTCGCCGCCAAATGGCGAAGCACCAAACGGCGATAAGCCAAGCATCTAAAGCTACTCAGGCCAGGATAATTCAGGAAGTGTTGCCAGTACTTCATCTACCGTGGACGGCATTGATGCAGATCCCGATTCAACCGCCCCAAGAAAAGTCGTGAGAGTGCCCCACACAGAATCCCTTGCCGAAAGGCAATACTGTCCTTCGGATGAGAATTTTGCTGTCGGGGATGCTGCATAACTACAAGCTGATAGAATACCGTCGTAGCCTCTTGTTTTTGCAAAATTGTCTAACAGATCCTGCGCTGCTTGAACTATTTGTGCCTGAAACCTGGCTGGGTCAGGAACCTTGCGCGCATCGATTTCAAGTGCTTCATCTTCGGTAGCATCGCGCTCAAGCTGTTTCTGCAAGTCGCTATCCCAATAACAAACTTTATAGGTCATAATTTCTCCTAGTTGTAACCATATATGCGAATTTTTCCGCCAGCTACGAAATTCTGTGTATTCCAGAAAAACCGTATGCCCGTAACAACTGCCGTATTTACGTAGTGAGTAACCCCCATTCTTGCCTCGAATGTAGGGGTGCTATTACCGACCCCGCTACAGCTTGTAAGAACTGTTTTATTTTGGGTGCTGCTATTAACATTTAACACTTCCAATTTGAAATTAAGTACCCGAGCAGCATTTGATCCGGCCCAGTCACTCATATACACACCCCCAGATACTTCGCCCAGCGTCTGAGCTGTAGTGGTGTTGTAACTTCCTATAGAGATTCTGATATTGTAGTAGTTCGAACCTGTATCAGCGGCACCCGCTACGGCCAATCTAAACTGCGGGATGTCCTGACTGACGCCGCATTGAAGCCCTTCACCGATAATCAGATAGTTATCATAAGCAGAAGTAAATACCGACAAAGCATCAACATTTGCTGCGGCAGTAGGCGTAAGCGTTGCAAGCAGAACAAGCGCCGTGGGCGTAATATTCATGTCGGCAGCGGTTAAACCTGTGATAACAGCCTTGGTGCCCGCAGCAAAGCTGACTAAAGACCCAGCATTACTAGAAGCGTAAACAACATCCCGTGTTAGCGTTGTCGTTGAGGAGTTCCAAACGCCTTGCCCGACTTCCCATGCCGACTGGTCAGAGGTATTGATTCGATACCGCACTGTTGCGCCATTGGTATGAGCCGATGCAATAGTGCGCGCACCTGCGGGAGCAACGCCTGCAATAGTAAGCGTTCCGGTTCCCGTGGTTGTCGTTTGGTCTTTTACCGCGTCTTTATATTCAGGCACTTTAAATTCCCCTTTTATTCGTCGAGCTTAGTTGTCTTCCTGAATCGTCAAAGCGCCTGCCGCGAAAGTCAATGTTGCACCTGCACTTGCCTTGATCGGTTGACCGGTTAACGCCGCATACTCAAGCAAGTTTCCGCCCGAAACCGCGTCGTAAATACCGAATGACACTAAGCCGACGGTTGACGTATCCGGCATGTTCGTAAATGTGATGACGTTATTGTTACTGGTCGTGGCGTTTGTCCCAGTACTTGCAGTCGTTGACCCGTCCGACTGTGTGCCCGCCATATTCGCTAAAGAAGCCGCAATGGGCTGTCTTGCATAAGAGCCGCCAGAGGTTTCCGTTCCTGCTGAGCTATCGGTTGGCGAAGTAGTGTGCAGCCCAATGTAAAACGTGGGTGCCGCTGACCATGTCGCGGTAGAGCCGCCAATCACCAGCGTTTGACCTCTAAAAAGGAAGTCGGTTAATTTATTTTCAAAATAATCAGTTTTTGCGGCCATTGTTTTTACCCGTTGGAATAATGAATAAATGCTTTAATCTTTTAGAAAAAAAGCGTAATCGTTTTTGTTTTGAGCGCTAATAAATTGCAATATCCGGCGTTTCTGAGAATCGTGCAGTTGGCTTAGGCAAAATCAGATCGGTTTTTATGCTGTATCGCCCAGGCGCTGGTACGCTGAACGTAACGTGTCCATCACCGTCAATAATAGGCACAACCAGCATTTGATCCATTGCTCCAGTGATGACATTCATCAGCGGTACATAATAGGTTTCGTTAACTGGCACCGGCGCATTACCGGCCGGATTGACAACCGACAAATTGACCGTAATGTCAGCATCCTTCGCGGCTGCTTGCGGGTAACTGAAATTAATGACCGGTATGATCGGAGCGCTAAAGACCGGCTCGATTGGGCTGTCATCAATCGCCAACACAGGATCAATCTCAGCATCGGGATCTGAAATAATTTCAGGGATAGTCATCATCCAGCCGATTCCGACCGGTGAGTTGTCAGGCACATCAACCCGCTGAGCGTCTTCTATATGCGACGCAATAGTTACACCATCGGCATAAACCGTACCGAGGCCTACCACTACGCCGTTAACAACAAAAATAGCTTTCATAATAAACTCTCTTCAAGGGAAGAAACGATAGCTGTCACATTCGCCGGGGTAGCAATAGTGACCGGCATGCCCACCGCCGCGTAAAATGTGATTGAATTAGACGAATTACTCGGCAGATAAAGCGCACCGATACTGTTCACAGTGATTGTTCCGGCGGTTGTCAGGCACGTCCCGTTTATAAGCACTTTGGCATTATAATCAGGGGTGAACGTTACCGAAGTCGATGCGCTGAGCGCCGCAATGAGTCCTGTTGACATGATAGATCCTGTTAATTGATGTTACGTTTTGATGCGTTCGCTGGTTGCAGTCCCTGCATAATCACGCTATTCCCTATAATACTCATCCGTTGTCCCGGCGGCTTTAGCGCCTGGGCATCAATATTAATCGGCTGCGCAAATGCGGTCGTTAAGGTTGCATTGCCGGTGTATTGGATGGGTACCGGCACTCCCGCCGCCGCGCTCCCGGCGAACACACCAATGGGCGTCAGCTTTTGCATGTACATATTCAGTTGCCCTACCGTCAACACCCCCGACAAAACCGAACCGTATGCCGCAACATCAGCAGCAGCTTTGATGGAACTGGTTAAAGTAAACAGCAATGCAGGCACGGCGTATGTGCCGCTTGTGCCGTACGATGAATTTACCGTACCGACATCATTGACAAGAGCCCCAGAGGCATCAAAAACAGCTTGGGCGCTGCCGGATATAACACTGACGCCTCCGGCTTTTATGGGCAAAATGGACACCGGCGTATTGACTGCAAGAGGCAGCGTAGCATAGAGAACTGATACATATTTAAGCCCCGTCGTGCCGCTCCAATAACTGAGTGTGGTATTGCCCGCCGCCCCGCCCGCAGCGACGGCAACATCACCGTTGCTGAGTGGCGCCAACACCGGGGCGGGAGTTCCCGCCACGCTTGTACCCGTGGATGTCGTCGAACCTAACTGCACCCCCGCGCTGTTGAACACGCTGACATCGACATCCGTGCCTGTCAGTGTTGCCACCGCATAACCGCCACCCGCCAGCACGCACACATTGCTATACCCTGACGCCGCACCGCCGGTCGGTTGCGTAGCCACCACAACAGCGCCAGCGTTACTGTATTTTATAGCTCTTGTGGTTGTCGATGTGCTGTAGGCCACAACAAAGCCACCGCCCTGCGCCGCCGTAAATGCTGCGGCTTCGACGAATCCGGACGTGTAACCGCCGCCGATAGCGGTGTGAGTTGTTACGATGGTGCCGGACGCATCGAAGGTCACGAAATTCTGTAATGAATCGGCCAATGACATATAGACAACAGCAAAACCGCCATTGCTGAGCGCCAGCGTTTTAACCGTCGTCACCCCCGACAGGCCCGTTTTTAATGTTGTCAGCGCCTTTACGACACTGCCCGCATTATCGTAAACCGCATAATGCGCCCAAGGCGTTAAGTTACGCGAAAAAGCAAGCGCAAACCCACCGCCGGTCAATGCGGCAATAGAGATATTAAACCCGGAATTGTCGGTTGCGGTCAGCGCATCGACCGATATAACGCTCCCTTGTTGCACGCCGGCATTATTAAAGATGGCGAATTGAACCGTGTACGGCGTAGCATTCAGCTGCCATGCGACGACATAATTGCCGTTAGATAGCGCAGCGCCGCCGTAAAGGCTACGGCCCAAAGTGTTCGACGCATTCGACGCATTCACAGCCAGCGCCCCGGCTGGCTTGGTCGGTAGCGTCGATAAAAACGTATTAGTCACAATAGCCTTATTTAGTATCGGCCGGACTGCGTTCAAGGCGACACTTGGATCATCGCCCATATAAGCGAGATTATCGGCCCCCAACACCGCCAGTCGGCCTTGCGAGACGACTTCGCCCGCTGTCACCGTGGAGGTAATCGCAGGTATCGACGATCCGCCGACACTGCTAGAACCGCCAGAACCTTTGTTTGAAAAACGTCCCATAATAGCTCCTTATTATTAATGTCCGTGAACACGGACTGTCACTGTGTCCGTACTTGAATAGGCAACCACGACCTCACCTGCGCTGACCGCTATCCCAGTTTCTTCGATCACTTCACCTGCCGCCAGTATGATGTCGATTGGTTCGATATGGTCGGCGTTCGCCGGTGCTGTCGGAGCCACATAACCGGACGGACAGATAGCCAATCGTATTGCGGCCGGATTGATCAGGTCGCGATTGACCACGCGAATATTCAGCGTTTTTTCGGTGGTGACGGTCGCAACCGACGTATAAGTTGATGCCGCGAGCGCGGCCTTTCCAATCATCCCAGGCATTAAAGTTGTCCCATGAAGTAAAGAATTCCCAACGCAGTCGTTGATGCCGCAATTTTTGCGTCAACTTCAGCATCAGATGTGTATTGAGGGTGTGGGTCAGATGAAGCGTTATGTGCAAAAATCGCATCAGCGGCTAAAGCTTCCGCTTCCGCTGTCGTTGTGTACTGAGCATGAGGATCGGCAGCCGACACATGTTCAGCAATAATGTCTCTTTCTGACGAGGTAACGTTTGTCCCGTCAGAGTAAACCTTGATCGAATTACCCTGGGTGGTGACTATTCCAGCACCGCCAGAAGGTTTAACGGTGAGCGAATAAGCCCCAGTAGTCGCATTAATGACGGTCCAGCCGCGCGTTACGGCGGCCGGGACAATAACATTCAGGTTTGTCGTTAACGTTCCGGTCAGCTTAATTGTTGCGTTGCCAGCTTCAACTGAAGTCAGCGTTAAGGTTGCGCCAACGCCTGTGACCGACTTTGTTACCATGCCGCCTACGGTATTTTGCACAAATGCGGTTGACGCATTTGTAGCATCACTGGTCCCTAATGGCATTGTGACCCTAACACCGGCAATCCAGTCGAATGTCAGTGCCGTAGTGCCGATCGTAATGGGGTTATTAGTCAGCAACATCCAAACCGTATCCGCATTGGCGGTACCGGCCTCAATAACAAACGTCATTCCGGCATTGATTTTTAATGCTGAATTAGCATCGACGTCACGCAACCATCCACCGGGCGATGCGATATAAATCCCGTTTTGGCTGGCCGTGGTATTGTTTTTGACAAGTACCCGATCACCCTCAACAAGCAATACGCCGTCAATCGTTAACAGCCCGGATAGCGTTGGGATATTGGCGGTTGAAGCAACTCTTACCGACTGTTTATGATCAAGTTTCTGTAGCTCGCCCTGTACGTAATCATGCGTAGCAATGGCTATTGTAGGGTCAACCGATAGATTGATTGTCGCTGCATTGCTGGTTTCAACAATTAAGCGATAAATACTGTCTCGTGTCATACCTTCGGGCAAAACCGGCTTGGTTTCGGCCGCGCAGTTACCGACGTAAATTGCATTTCCGGCTGCATCGTCGATCCTGAATTCGCGTATCGTAAATCCGCCCACCTCGGGCGGAATAACCAACTCAACGATAAACCAGGATGAATTCACAGGATCTTGAGTTATCGAATTAATGTCAGCTCGGTATACCTCGTTGACCAGCGCAGTCGTGTCTTTTGTCGGTGACGGCACCGACCCGCCGCCATCACCCAGGGCGATTTCGGTCAGCACTACTGGCGTGCCGTGAGCGGCGGCGTATGACATCGCAGACGCGCCTACAGCTGTTAATAGGGTGTAGTAAACACTCATGATTGTGGGTAGATAGTAATCGTTGAAATACTGGACATTGCTGCACCTATAAATGTATTGCTACTCCATTCCGTAGGCTGACTGGCTGCCGGATAAATCGTTGCGATACCAGATGACAGCATTGCGGCCCCGGCATAAGTCTTTTGGTTCCAGACAGTAAGCAGTGTGAAATAGAGTAAAAACCGTGCGGGTATTATAGAGCGCAGTATGGGGTGCATTTTCTCGACGTTTTCCCATGACGTAACCCTTGCATCTATGGTTACTCGTACTCGGCTTGTGGAATAATGGCTTGCTGGCTCGGTGCTTTGAAGTGGCTTTAATCCGGTTGGATATGGCGATATTTTTGATTGTGCCATTTGCTCAACCGTAGCCGCATTCGGGAACAGCAACTGTAAGTAAGTGCGTAGGAAATGAAAGCCCCTGCCCTGACAGTTCCTAGCTTTCCATGCCCGATACAGGTAGCGGGTTGCCGCCTCTTCCCGGTCACCTTCAATCAGAACCAAACCGTCCGCATTGACCATTTTACGAACCAGATCAAGGCTACCAAGATGCGCCGCGCCCAAGACATTTATATCGAATGCCTGACCGGCCAGTAACGTCTCAAATAGGTCGATGAATAAATTGCGTAGGTCATTTTCAACGTCATCAGCCGCAAAACTGTATTTTAACGGCGTTAATTTAGGCAGTTCGGTGTTTTGAAAATCCATCTATCGGCCCCAGGATGGCAGGGTGATATTCACCGGCGTAACGGTCACAGTAAGACTGTCGGTCGAAACGCAACGCCAAAGTTCAGGACGTAACTCGCCAACTGGATCAGCAACCGTGAGTCTAATATCGGCATTGCCATCGGATAGCGCTGGCACCCTTTCTTTCAGTAAGGCATATATGAGGCGGTACAGTAGTTTATTCGAGCCCCGGCTTGACGCCGCAGCGCCTTCACCGTATTCAGCAAGCAAGACATCAATAATTTTTGACCTGACATCACTGGCAACATAGCTGGTCGATACCGTAGCCGAGACTGTTACTTCTATTAACGATCTGACCGGCGTTAAAAACCTTACGCGGTAGCTATCATCTGCTGCATTTATCGTGTTTTTTATACCCACATGAGTTGCCGTATACTCAGACTCAGGAATGACTATTGGGCTTACCGGATTATTTGGGTCCGGCTCCGTTAAAACCGTTTCGCTATCATCGGCTGACAGCACCGCGACAAACAGCGTATTAATGTTATCGACATCAGCGCCGCGCACCATTTCTTCAATAGACTCATTCCAGACCGACAAAAATTTCACATCGGGATAGGCCCGGCGCACCACGAAATCGAACTCGCCCAGGTAAACCGCGTTATGGTCGTAAACAGAGGGGTATTTAATCAGGTCGCGCAAAGTCGCCATATCGGGCGGGTTTTGGCCCTTAAATACCAAGGCATCCATTGTCAGATCAATGCCGGACTCCAAGGGCGACTGAAGGTATTCAAACGAAAACGGCGAGCCGGATGCCGGCGCTATTTCCCCGTCCGTGCGCGAAATAGTGAGCGTTATAACCTGCCCGTCCAACGGCTGAACACTGACAATATCAGTTTGCCCGAAGCGCACATAAACTCGCTGCTTATCATCCACCTCAACGTGAAAAACCCGCTCATCCGGCCAAGTGTTGACGTAACGCTCACGGTATTCATATTCGCCGCCCGAATCACTGACGGCAATCCCGCTTAAATAAGAGCCGTCGCCGGGATCGGTAATTTCAATGGCGTAAAACGGCACGCTGCCGGTAACGGTATGGGTAATCACGTCGTGCTTAACCTGGATCGCGTAAAAAGTACCGCTGTTGCCCGCCGCAATAACCGCCGCCGTTTCGACAATATAGGGATTGCCGACCGAATCAAAGATAACCCGGCCGGTTTCCACAGTAAAACTGGAGTTGTTGCTATTACTGACCCGTACTCTAACCCGGCCCGGTGCCGCCTTACGGATGATGCCGCGCATGGCCGAGTCGGCCAGCACAGTAGCGTCACGCACTTTTTCAAAGGGTTCGGCTTGGGCTGCTTCCATTTGCGCCGACATCATTGCCAGCATGGTTGCCATGGCATCTAGTCCTTGTAATATGCGTGGATCTCCCGCCTGGTACAATGGGCCGATAGCCGGGTATTTGACTATAGAATCAGCAATCGCTTTTGAAAAATCAGCCTTAATCAGCATTATTTGACGCCCGGCACAGAAATAGCCGGCCCGGCTACCTCGATAAATAGATCCAACCGGTCAGCTCCAGAGTGCACACCGTAAATATTCAGGCTTCCAGGCGGGTATGCCTGCAAAATCTGAACGTCATCGCGCAATTTTCGCAGGAAGTCATCGGCTGCACCGTCGGATTGCGGAAGTTGCAGTAATGCCTTAGCATCCTGACCGTAGTCGGACCCCAAATAGCCGCAGGTTGGCGTATTCAGCCAGTGCTCAACCATACCCTGAACTTCACTTCCGGTAATTTTATTCATGGCTCAAGTATATGAGGCATGATTCTGTTGCTTTGTCGGGTTTTCCGAGTAGCTAAGCAGCTATATCCTCATTGAAATGCTCAATCACTTTGGCGGTTAAGTTCAAAACCCCTTTTCCTGTTATCTTGAGCATTCGCCTTGGCTTTCCGTTAATTTCATCGACAACAACCGCGAAAAAACCCGTTCCTGTTGATTCGTGGCGGGAATATGGGAGATAGCCTTTTTCACCTTTCGGCTTGAAGATGTACTTTTTATCGATCAAATATTTGAAAACGTCGCGCTCACCAACACATAGGTTATTCTCGTTTTTCATGGCTTTAACCCAAACCCTAATGCAGCGAGAATTTGATGACTCTGAAATGAGTGTGGCTAGTCGGACTTTTGGCGCATCCAGGGCTCTTTGCTTTTCAGACTCAAGTAGAGCCTCAAGAGCTTCGATATAATTGCCGGGCAATTTGTATTGTTGATCAGCTGGATTTAGTTCGTATTTGCCGGTTTTGCGGATTGATGGCAAAACATCGCCTGCAATCCATTTTTGCATTGGGAGCGCTTTTGGCTTGTCACTTCTACCAAGGAAAAAGTACAAGCCTTGCTCTGTAAGTACTGACATTTCTTGGTTTCCGGAGGGGGTTGGAACCGAATCAACCCCCTTCCATTCATTCGGTATATGCCTGATCGTAGCGGCACCGGACCAAGCGTAACCCAGCGCTTCAGAAACATCCTTCGCCACAAATAATGGATCGCCATTATCATTGGTAATTATGCGAACAGACGAACTTTCAAACTCGAATGGAATTAACTGGCTCATTCCGCACCCCCATCAACAGCCGCGTCACGCTCCGCTATTTTGCTGTCAGCATATTCCTGAATCTCAGACTCAACCCAAAAAAGTAGCTTGCCTCCTATCGTGATTGGCTTGGGCAGTACCCCTTTCTTGCTGAGCGCTGATATATAGCCGGAATTTGTGAAACCTAATTTTATAGCGACTTCATTTGCGCCAATCAAAACAGGCTCGGAAGGTATTTCATTAGCGCAACCTCTCTCTAAAAGAAGCTTTTTAATGAGGTCATAAACTTCAGACTTAACCCATCGGTAAGAATTTTTCTTTGCGATGATAATTGCGCCTGGTAATTTACCGGCCTTGGCAAGGACCAAGACGGTATCATCCATTACCTTAAAAATACTTGCTACCTGTCTGCCACTCAACAAAACAGGAGGCCAAGGCAGGTCGTTAACAACATCCATGTTGCACCCCTCTCTTTCGGCTAACTTGCACTTTAGCCAGGATTCGATCTCAGCATCAACCCATAACTCGCTTTTTCCAACAACAACAGGCAGCGGAAGAAGTCCGTCACGCCGCATGTCGCGGATAGTATGCATGGTCACAGAAAGAAGTCTTGCGACCGCGTTGCTTTTGATTAAATTGCTCACAATTGACTCCGTAAAAATTATAGAGTCATTATGTTATTGCCTAAATTTAGTTGTATTTACACCGTTTTCCTATGGCGAAAAAAGCGGCTTATCCCGAGCTATTGCTTGGACTCGCAATCGGATGCAGATATTTTTTGGAAATGCCTTTTCATCGAGTCGGGAAGATTGCTTACATAGTCTTCGGTTATAATTCTGAACCTAGTCGAATCACTTAAGAAATCAGCACATTCAAGAGCGGTAATATCGTCTTGAGGAGTAAACGAATATAAATCTTTTACAGGTTCTGATTTTTTACTTTTTTTAAATGGCCACATTTTTATGATCCTCGAAATTGATGTAAATCTATTAAAAATACTGAGTGCTGTTTTCATGTTTATTGGAACCTTGCTTGTATCGTGGAGGGTTACAAAAATTCTTGGCTCGCTCTCTTTGGCTGTCCGGGCGCTGGATATTAATTTTCAAGTCAATGCCGCCAGAGCAAGGGGGGAGAATATTCGTAATATTCAGATTCATGGTATGCATAACCAAGTCAATGAGGCAGAAAAAACCGGGACCAAGTTATTAGCAGCCGGTTTTTTCATGCAAATTATTGGCTTGGCCTGCAATGTCATGTCTTTACTGCAAACAAACTAAGTACGACCGAGCAAGCGACACGCCCCGATAGTTGGCTTTATTATATTCATGGATTTATAAAGCTTTTCTCTGATTTTCCGACTTTATGCACCCTAACACGATTGACATAACGCCCAGCTTCGGCGACCATGCGCGGCTTATGATTTTTGTTAGCGATTAAATTTGGAGAATGGTATGAAAAAAGTTGTTGTTATGGCGTTAGGATTATTTATTGCGTTTTCTGCTCAAGCAAAAGATGAGAAAGTAACTGTCACCGGAGTATTGCAATACGGTACGTTAGACTCATCAATTACTGACGAAAGTGGCAATGACATAACCTTTATTTCTAATGACCCAAAGTCAAAAAAAATATTTGATAAATGTCATGGCGGCGATGTTTGCAAAGCCACTGCAATGGTGGAAAAAAATGAATATGGCGGAACACTTAAAAAATTAATATCAGTTGAACTTGTTAAAAAATCCGAGTAATTGACAACTTTCGTTATTTTTCAGTATTATGTAGCAGCCGCACAAAGGCGGAAATAAAAATGCCGCGCCATTATTTTCAAATGGCACGGCAAAATAGCAGTATTAATTAAACAAATCTAGCTGCCCAGGATGCGACCGCCAATGTTGGCAAACATGCTCGATACGTCCGAAACGGAATCGAGTATATTTGTTAACAAATACATCTTTTACTCTGTTGTAAACATTTCTCATGTTTATCTCCAAGTAATATGGAGAGCAATATTTGCCTACAACCTATGAATAGACTATTATTCATGGAGTCTGCTAGGACAAGCTGTAGGTGACAGAGGGATGCTCGACTTCCATGTCACTAGGAGCCAATGACGTTGGCGCGTCATTGGCTCGAATCTTATTAATATCTTTTATTACCCTGCCTTACAAGTCGTAACTGAGTTCTATTGACCTGAAACGGTAAAGGAAGTAAATATTCCGTATCGCGAACAGACCACTTGAGTGCTGTTGCTATATCTTCTTTTGTTAATCCGCTGTCATCAACCATTGCAGATAGAATCCTGCCAATACTACTTGTAACTTCTTTTTGTAAAGGAGCTGGTTCATTAATACGATAACCACTTTTACTTAACATCATGAATTGATAGCGCACTTGTGTGTCATTAATTATATCCAGCGACTTTGCGCGCATTACAAGCATAGCTATAGAAACCTTCCAAAATTCTTTTAATTTTATTAAATCCGGTAGTTTTAAAGTTGGAATCATTCTGAATTGGGGTTTAACCTCAATTTCAGGAACTAAAAATTCTGCTGCGAATTCATCTGCCTCTTGCTCCATTCTCTCGTGAGGAATTCGATGCATGATCAGATGAGCTAACTCATGAGCTAAAGTAAATCGCCATCTATCCCCAGGAATGTCTCTATTTATAAAGATAAGCGGCGGCATCTCAGAGAGTCTTAAGCTGGTCGCGTCGATTGCTCTCGTGCCAAAATCACATGGAATTATTATAATTCCTGCGCTTTCTAACAATCCTGTAAGATTTTTTATTGGGCCGTCGGCTAAATGCCAAAAAACCCTGATCGCTTTTGCAACTTGTGAGGCGCTATTGCCATATTCATCAATTTCTACTTCAGGAAGAGACAAGGTAGGCTCAATATCAACAAATTTAAGAATTTTTTTTATACCTATTCTTGTGATATTAACAATGCTATGGATTCTTTTTCGCTCAGATGCAGGCATTGTTGCCCTCTTTCTATAAAAATAAGCGCTCGATCCAAAACTCAAAATATCCTCTTGCTGATAAAAAAACTCGACGGGAAAGTCTAGTTCTCTGGATATTAATTCAGCCATCTCATTATCAACATCATTTTTAATGCCATTTTCAATTTTTGCGATAGTAGATTGGGCAATATTTATTTTTTTTGCGAGTTCTTCTTGCGTTATTGCACGATATTCTCTAGCAAGAATTAGTAGGTCTCCATTAATTTTACTTGTCGTCGTTACCATCTTTTTGCTCTCCTGAGGCTATTCCAATCGGGATAACCTCGCCTTTTTTCTTCGATTTGATTATTGAAGGTTTTATGTCGTCCTTTTTAATTGAATCAAATATGTTTTCAACTAATGGAATAGCTTCTGCCCCATTGAGCTCCATTTCCCAAATGTTACTTCTTACTCCACCCGGACATGCCAGCGTAACTTGAGAAATTTCTTTTTCATGATCATCTAGGCTATATCCAACTTCTAGGTGGCAAATGGCTGGAATTCCTTCTATTTGAAGCTGGTTCCTAAAATTTTTAACTTGAGCGGTTAAATTATTGCTTGATAAATTGAGCTCATTAAATTTTTTAAACCTTATGGCAACATTGTCAATTACCAATCCGTATAGCATTTTAAGATTAAATAACTTAATTCCATCTGCTGAGTCCGCATATTTTGCAGCTTCAAGAATCATGTAATCATGCACTATGCTAGCTCTTGAACGCTTGGAGAGTCCCATTCTGGATTTCTCAGGTATTTCCAAATATGCATCCCACGCATCATGCGCGACTTTATGAAATGCAGCAAAATGTAACTCTAAAATTTCTACAGCTTCAGCGCTTGAAATCATCATAATCCTCTTACCTTTTTTCGATAATCCATTATACACAAAAACTGAAAATTTATAGCAAAATATTCCCAAATTATTCCCATTTATATTTTTATGCTTCCTCTAGTAAAGTCTAATGTCATTAACTCCGATAGCCTTCATGCACTGCAAGAAGAACTGAAAGGTAAAGGTTCCCCGGTTGATCTTGGTATTGATGCTGTTATAGCTTTCCTCTATCCCAAATCCCTTAAGCTTCTCAGCAAGGGTTTCGTAATCAACCCCCTTACGCTTTAGCTCTGCTTTTAGAATGTTCTTTGCGGTCGCCTGCCAGTCTTGTGTTTGCATGGTTTAAATCTCATGTCAGGTTAATTAGTGCCAAAAAGGTAATAGAATCAATAAATGGGGGTAAATCCCCCGTTTTAAAAACAAGACGTGGAGTTAATGGCGGCACCTGGGCGCACTGGCAGCTCGCTTTGTCTTATGCGCAATATCTTTCTCCAGAGCTTCATCTTGCTGTTAATCAGGTGTTTAAGGAAAGACTCGAAGAAACTATAGATCCCGAGCTTGGTATAACTCGGAGCCGAGAAAGAGCAAAGGCGTCATGGAAAAATCAAGGGCATGACGATCAATGGATCTCTAAGCGCGAGCAGTATATCGACACACGTAAAGTTTATACATCAACTCTGATAGAGCATGATGTTAAGCCCGGCCATGAAATAGGCCAATGCACCAATAAGATTTACAAGGGCATTTTTAACAAGAATAAATCTGAAATAGAACAAGGCATTCGCGAGAACAAGCCAAATCTTCCAAAAAAAATAAACATCCGCGACCATGCAAAAATGTCTTCATTGGCGGCCATTGGCCTTGCCGAAGCTTTGGCTTCCGAAGAAATAGATGAATTTGATGTTCGCGGTATTCAAGATTGCGCGCAGGTATCGTTTGATAAAGGACTATCTGTTCGCAAAGCGCTCGAAGATTCACGTTCAAAAGCACCGAAAAAAACAGAGCCAAAAGCGTTTAACGCAGAATCCCATAAAAAAGGAATTGCTGGCTTACGGGATGCTTTGAAAGGAAAATGATTTACCCGCGACTTGAATATCCTCCTGTAACAATGTGCGCAATCCCTCTATCCTTAACATCCTGTCCAACATCCTGTGCTGGCATCGATACCGTCATACTGCGGTTTGAATTACTGGCCAGCGGCTCGATTATCGGCGGTGCTTCGGGAATTGGCGGAGGCGGCGCGAATACCGGCGGTTTTATGGGCGGTGCTGAGGCAACTTGCACCTGGGCGGCGTTGCCTGGTCCCGATACGAAGCTATTAAGCGACCTGTAAGAATCCGGGTTATTGGCCTTAGCAAACGCATCTAAATACGGCTTACCCTGCTGCTTTCTGTAGGCGTTGGCCTGCTCGTCGCTGGCAAGTGAAATCGTACCATCTTGACTATCAGTTACTTGAACAGTTCCGCCTTCAAGCGTTTCGTATTTGAAGCGGCCGCTCTGGGTTGGATCGTCGGCTAAAGACGGCATGGCGGTTGGCGTTCCCGCTTCATTAATAGCGGTGACCGCTTGTAGTCCGGAAACGGCCTTGCTGTATGCCTCTGTTTCATTTAAACCCAGCTTTAGGTTCTCTTGGTATTGTTTTTTAGCTGCATCCATCGACGACAACCAGTCATCCGATGAAATAGATGCTTTATTGCCGGAAGCGCCTTTATCTGCATAGGTTTTTCCTGTTCGCGGGTCAGCAATCGACCTCCATTCTTTTGCGCCGGCTATTTGAGCAGCTTGCGCATCATCGCTTTTACCTGTGATGTAATCTTGAATTTGTGGGCGCTTCTTGCCAAGTAGGTACTGACTAAATAGCTTCTCTTGAGTTGCTTCATCGAATTTTGCATCCGACCCAAGCTTCAATGCTTCAGCCCCCTCTTTTAATGTTGACGGCATCATTTGATATTTGCCAACAGCCATTAATCTGCCTTTATCGCTCTTTGGTAATTCTTGAGCTGATTGAATATCAGCAATGGTCATATTGGTTAAATCTCTATGCCCATTTGATCCTAACCCAGTACCGCGGTTATATGCGTTATAGCCCTCCTTACCACTTTCGCCACCACGTAAAATATCACCAATTGATTTCATTCCATTCCATGCGGCCTTGGCTCCTTTGCCTACTGTCGTGTTCTCACCAACCCATTGAGCACCCTTTCCCGCTGCATCAACCCCCTTGTTTTTCAGGTCTACTAAGGATGGAATAACGGTATCTGTGGTATATTTAACTACGTCGTCATAGGCGTTTTTAACTTCTGCTTTTACATCAATCCCGGTCTTGTCCTTCACAAAGTCATTAGCCGCATTGCCAAGGTCTTTGGCTTTGCCCCAAGTATCTGACATCAGCTTTAAAGCGCCGTCCCAGCCGCTTTTTATGGCACTGGTTGTTGTTTCCCACGCCCCAACAATCTTGCCAGGTATGTCCGCCTCACGAAGTTGGGTTGTCCATTCCCCCATTTTCTCGCCGATAATTTGCCCAGCTTGATCACCGAAGAACATTCCCGCTGCGCCGCCGACTACCCCCCCTATAGCCGCACCAATGGGGCCACCAAAAGCTCCCGCCATTGCACCCAGCTTAGCTCCTGCTGCCATCCCCGCGAAGCTTCCGGCCAAGCCGCCGGCCGCTTTGCCGTCTCGCCTGTCTTTTTCCCCGCGCGCTAAGGTATTATCATTTTCAGCCCCGTAAACATCAGAAGCGGCTGTCATGCCACCAAGTAGGGCGCCAAGAATAGGTATTCTCTTAAATAATCCCTTGCCTGCACCAAGCAAACCCCTTCCTGCGCCGCCTAATAATCCCGCTCCAGCACCAAGCAATCCTCTACCCGCGCCAAGCAAGCCTCTACCACCCATCAGCCCGGCCAACATGCCTATTAAGCCGCCACCTACTCCACCACTACCGCCACTTCCACCGGCACCACCCGATCCGCCAGGGTTATTCTCAATATTATGCAAACTTCTGGCTATGCGGTTGAATATCGATTCTTCTCCTCTAATCTTATTGAGTACGCCAAATATTTTCCTATACCAGCGCTCTTTTTTGTCACCACCGGCAAATATTTCATAACCTCGGGCAAGCGGTTCAGCGACTTCTTTAAATGCTTTGATGGTTGGATCGGCTTCTTCGGCGCCAGCAGTTGTTGCGGTTATGGCTGTGGCAATCCGGTTTGCGAAGCCATTTAAAAGGCGACCCTGTTCTTTTTCTTTATTTTTATTTTTATCCTCGGGATCATCACCTGGCGCTCCAGATGAATCCGCCCCGGCATTTCTGTTTGCAATAAATCTTCCAGAAGCATCACGGGTTCTTCCACCTGGCGTAGCCACTTCATTGGAATTTATCAATGATAAATCCCTAATCGCCGGACTTGGATTTCCACCTACCGAGCCGGTTGGTGTAGCAGTGCTACTGCGGAGACTATTGGCGCGGATACTGCCTCCGCTGTCGGAACCGCGAGCATTGCCGCTTTCTCGGCTCCCAGGCGACACGCCGGAAACTGCGTTTTTAATTGCCCTTATATCGGCGCGGATTGCCAGAAGATGATCGGTTGCACGGCGAATATCGGTAACGACATCGCCGATTAAAAAGCCTTGTGAGTCGGATTGTAGAGGCATGATTTACGGTTTAATAAAGGTGTCCAACTGGACAAATGTTAACGGTAGTTCTTGCAACCCATCTTCACGACGGGACAGGCTTACGTCCATTGATGCGCAACGGAATAACCCAAGATCCTGATAACCGCCAAGGTTACTGCTCTGGGTAATGAAGCCGTGAACGACTTTTATCTTGATAGCATATTCGGATGGAACGCCTACAGTGCCGTCTGGTGCGGCTGCGGCGGCGCAATGGGTGCGGAACCAGCTTTTAACAAATCCACTGGTATCATCCATCGTGGTCATTCGCAGTTCAATCGGATCGGACGAGTTGACGCAATCCACATGGGCTGCGCCGATCTTACGTTTTTCGCCGGAGATAGTCAGCGGCGTATATTCAAGATCGATAGCAAACATATTGAATCGGCCTGAAACATCATCAAGCAGCCAGCTTTCAACCTCAATCAGCCATAAATTCTTACGACAATATTGATTGCTGCGCATTTCTTGATAGATGCTTCGTGCTTCTGCCGGGGTTATGCCGCCAAATAGCGGCGTCGGCGTTCCCCAGTATCGAGCTTGAGAACCGACGCCATCCATGCCGGGCAGAAACTCGCTGAGCAGTCCAGAATCCAGCAGGCGAAGACCGGCATTGTTAAAATCGCCGTTCATGATGTCGCCCAATGCACCGGTACCGGCATTCGCCAGGCGCTGCACTTTGGCTGGTACGTATTTATTGACCAGGCCGACGGCGGCATTACGAGCCATGCTGGTGCCGATATTGGAAACGGCCTTGCCGAATGTGCCGCCACCCAGCGCTCCAGCTATACCTTCACCGACGCCGCCCAGCGCCGAGTTAACTCCGTCGCCTACTGCGGTTGTCAGTCCTTTTGTGGAAAGTGAGTTTGAAATGTCGTCGTATAGGCTCATCGAAACCCACCGCCATTGCCGCCATCGCCTTCAGGCGGCTCGGGCGGCTTAACATCCAAAATCTTGGCGTACATTTTGGCTTGCTCTTCGTCTAGCAGAAATTCTTTGCTGAGTATGTCCGCTAAAATTTCAGACGTGCAGCCCATGTCTTTGAACATTTGAATGGCTTGCGCCAAGACCATTCCCGCGTTGGCGCCGTCTACTTTGCTGCGCTGCCTTTCGGCTTCGAGTGAGGAAATGGAGCCATAAAAATTCATTGCCCAAGGCCGGTCATTGGCCGGGAAAACCACGCCATAGCGCTTAAGGGTATGAATATCGATGACATCGTTGAAGAAATCGGCCAGTGCCGAACGAATCACCCGCGCGCGCTCTGCGGCCTGAGCCGATACCCTGAAAAAACCACCATCACCAAGTCCGCCGCTGAGCTGGTCGGCAAAACCCAGCATCGCCAAATCAACGCCAATAGCGCCGGACATTAGCCGGGCATGTAGGATGACATCTTCAATGGAAATAGTCCCGGAACGGCCTGTTTGTGCGCCGGATGCGTCAATTTGCGTGACTTGCTTTTCATTGAATACCGGAATGATATGCCGGATACGCTCCATGATCGGCTTTCCGCCCTTGACGGCATTTTCGGCCAGCTCCTTTGACCGCTTGAGCATTTTTACAATCGAGCCGACGAACTTGTCTTGTTGGTCAACGGTCATGGACTCCAGATTGACCGAGAGCATTTTTTCATCAATCGAATCCATCCAGCGCTGGCCGACCAAGCCCATTAAGGATGCAACCATGTTGTCATATGATTCTTCGGCGTTATAAAGCAATGAGCCGCCGGCCATAGCGGGCATAATTGGCAGCTTATCAGGATCGTCTTCAGTAATCGCAATCCGCAATGATTTTTCGACAACGCCGTTCTGCGGCACCCACTGGGTACGCGGCATTTTTAACCGGGCCAGCTGGGTAACGTCCAGTTTTTCGAAATTACGCTCTCCGACATAGACCGCGTAGCCGACAGTGCGACTACCGCGCTCAAACGGCTGTACCAGTGGCGGACGAACCATTTCGTCCGTGTAAAGGTCGATAACGCCACGGCCATTGCTGTAAATACGTGCATAAGAGTCGCCGAATGCGGACCCGGTATAGGCCATTTGATAGGCGACACGATTAAATAGCCCGGTCAAATCTTCGGCAATCTCGTCGACCATAGCAGTCATGCGCTTGTCGTCTTGGTGCTTTGGGTTTTTTTCGATGAAGACCATTTGCCCGGTGGTTTCATGCCCGCCGAGTGCCGTGGTAACAAGTAGCATCAAAGCCGATGAGCATATTGCGTCAGCCTCCATGGTCGACCACTTTTCATAGATCAGTTGCCGGGCCTTGGCTACGCGCCTACCGGAACCTAACAGCGTTGCTACTGTGGTGGTTCCAGAACCGTAAAGGAATGTATCGGCCTGTGAAATTTGCTTAGCAGGATCAACATGCGTCGTCATAAATTGACGCTTTGATATACCAAGCTGTGAGAAGATTTTCGCCATAATTAGCCGCTATGATGGTAGTTTGGCTAATTATGGAGCGTCAGTTGTGGTTTTTTTGGTTGGTTTTCCGGTGGAATATGGCTAGTCGATGTTATGACTTATCGAAGTCGCATTAATTGCATTCAACCGCTCTTAACTAGCGCCTCAAGAAATGGGTCAATGACTACGCACTCGGTTACATTGCCGTCTTCATCTTCCAACATAACCAAATTAGTAGGTAACTCCATGGCCTCTATTCGGCTCTCCTGCATGGCCCATGCCGCTACACAAACGTAAGAATCGCCGGCAAGATTGATTCGATCAAGCCACTCCAAGTCGATAAAGTCATCAATTCCCGGCACATCATACTTAAGCATAATGGCTTTTAAAGCCCACCAGTACGGACCAAAATAGCGGTAAAACTGCGGCTTTTTCTTGATGATTTTACCGACATTGGTAGCGTATTTTTTGATAAATTCGACCTCGCTTTTGTTATTGTCCAGCGCCTCGAATAATGGGTCCTGTAAATCCTGTTTGTTATAAAGTCGCATGTTAGAACCTTGCATATTGAATTAAATCACCTTCTTCAATATCGAAGCCGGAATCTCGTTTTACTGAACTTATATCATAGCTTTTGGCTTCCCAGGTTTTTCCTAGGCTATTTACGGTAAATCCCGCTAACATATCGCCAACAGCAACCTTGCCAGCCGGGATTTTAAGTTTTTCTGGGGCGCCCTTGTTGGCATTAACCAGCTCTACTTCTTTTTCATCAAGCACAACCGAAACCAGCGCATTAATATCAGTGCTAGATGAAACATACCACCAAGCGCCCCGGAAATCACCGGAAATATCGGCACCAAACTGAGCGCCAAATGAACTCTTTAACCGGTCCTTGGTAGCAAACAGCAAGCCATTCTTACCGCTTTCATCTTGAAGTAATAGCAACGAGAAAGCAGGCCAATTACGGCGTGCATAAATAGAACTGGCATTGTATTTTGCTGTAATGCCTTTTGCTGCGAGTCGGCTGGTCACATCAGCAGGAACCTCTTTGTAGTCAGGACTGCTTTTAAGCGCTTCTCGTGCTTTTTGGTCGGCTTCGGCTTTGCGCTTAATACTCTCTTCGTCGTACCAGACTTTACGGCCGGATATAAACTCGGAAACCCAAGTTTTTATTTGCTGCCGGTTGTCGCCAGTAATATCCGGTACAATCTGATTTATAACACTCGATAGGTTGTAATTGGCGTTTGATGACATAAATAGAAATTCATCGCCACTAGAAACACGCTTAACAATGTCCAGATAAGCCGCATTGCAGGATTTAATAACATCCTCTTGAGTCGCATTTTCGGCAAATTGCTCAATCACCGTTTTCCATTCAGCGCCAAACAATAACGCCATAAAATCATCAACACCATACAGCGTATTGCCCAGGTAATACTTGGCAACGCTACATTTTTGCGCCTCGTTTTTCAGTTCCGGCCAAGTGAACGCCTTTTTGTCCAGTGTCTCATAAGAGCTGTTGTTTTTTACTATCAGCACTTCGCCGTCACCGGCATCCACAAGGTAATATTCAGCGTACTTCAGCTTGATTTCGGACTTGAATTTATCAACGGTATCGCGGCCCAGGTCAATGACTTCCTGTAGCGATAATTCCCGCGACAATTTAGACATTAGATCCCATTCTTCGGTTGTCATCGCCACCGTCTTCATAGCGTAACGGTAAAGCTCGCCCAGGCCGATATTTTGCACATAGGTTGAGCCCTTGGACAGCAACGATACCGCTTGAGTTTTTGAATCAATCGCCGAAACCAGGCGCAACCCGGTAATGGCCGTTCCGCCGTATTTTTCCGTGGTGAAATCGAACACCATGCCGGCACGTATTACCCGGCCATCCCGAGTAATCAACACGGAATCCGGGTTATCAATGGCACCGGTATCAAACGGCAGTTCACCGGAAGCAGCCTTAGCCTTTAGGAATACTGTCTTCTGCTTCACGGAAGACGCCGCCGATTCTTCGATAGCTTGGTATTTGGCATCCAGCCCTGATAGTTTATTCGCCTGAATCGTACGCTTGCGTTTTAAGTCGATCAGTTTGTTTTTGGCATCTTCGGTGCCGTCGTCTTGGTGGGCCTCGATGCGGGCATTCAGCTTGCTGATTTCGTCTTCAATCTTGGTTTTTTCGTCAGCTTTCCATCCAGACAGCAAGGATAACTTGCGCCGCGCTTCGATAAGCTGGTTCAAGTTAATCACCATCGCTTTATCGGCTTTTCCCTTTTTAGCCTTCTCGCGCTTGGCCTTGGACTCTTCCATTCTCGCGCGCGCTTCTTCTGGATTATCCGACAGCAGCACCATCACATCTTCGGCCGACAAATGCCCGTCGCCCTTGCTTTCCATATTGGACTCGGTACCGCGCAAAATATCGTTAATCCAGCTGCCTTTTTGGTTGATCAGGTTTAGCCTGAATAGGTCAAACGAACCCTTGCCGATATAATGGTAAATACGCACTGTTTCGACGGTATTGCCTTGCCTGATGCCTCGGCCATTGCGCTGCTGCATACTGGCCGGTACCCAAGGGAAAGTTAAATGGTGGATCGCTGACGTACCTTTTTGCAGGTTTACTCCGACCTCGGCTTTTTTGTTGGCAATCACAATCTTGATTTTTCCAGCATTATAATCGTCGGAAATACGCTGCAACTTTTCGCCGGCGGCATCGGTTGCATTGATAATGCCAATGTTCGCTAAGGTAATCGGCAGAAAATGGACCAGGATTCGAGCCAACTTTTTGTGCTGGGTTTTTTCCTCGATAAAAATGATCTGCTTGCCGCCCAATTCCATTTCATGAGCCAGATTTTTAAGCAACTCGGCATACTTTGGCGTAATTGGGTGCGCTACCTCATCTTCTGGAATACCGACTTTCTGGATAGCATTAACCATATCCTCTTCGCCGGCATCGGTCATCATCACAATAATCTTGCCATTATTCTCGGTGACTTCATATTCAAACGGTACTGTGATAACAACATCCTTTTCCTGATCGGAGTCGTATTCTTTGCGCTGCACGGTTTTTGGCATCTTAACCAGCGCTGAATTAACAGCATCTTTAAACTCTGATTTGAAAATAAAGGTAATGCGCTTGTGGAACATATCAAGGTCTGTCGTAGTCCTATCCATGTCCCGGATGATGGAAAAAAGCGGCCTTGCCGCTTCGCGTACCTTCTGATCGCCTGATGTGGCGTCTTTGGCTTCAGCTCTTAACCCTACATAAATTTCCTGTTGCTCATCCGACAATTCCACGGTTGCCTGAACTTCTTCTGAATCCGGCAATGGCAGTTTCACATCGTCGGCATTCTTGATAATGGAATATTTGTGGAACAGCGAACGCAAACCGTCAAGGTTCTGGAAGCCAACCATTGCATCAACATTGCCGATTTCCCCGGATACCTTCATTTTTTCTATGTGCTGAATATCGCCGAACACGCGTACGAAATCATCAGGCGTGTACACCCCAAACGCCTCAAACTCTTCCATTGGGATCAACAAAGACAGCATGTTGTAAATCTCCAAAGGACTGTTTGTAACAGGAGTGGCTGAAAGTAAAATTACTCCCCTACCGCCATTAATCTCCCGGATATGGGACATTTTCAGCGACATATCGATAGCGCGTTGTGATGGGTTCGGTGTTGGCAGGTACGCTATGCGTTGCGATTCTTTACCCGGAGAAAATGAATTTTTAAAAAAATGCGCCTCATCCACGATAACCGTATCAAAACCCATATCTTCAAAATATGGGTAAGCATCCTGCTTGGTCGTGCCTTCGTCCGAGTATTTCTGCCCTAACCGGTCATTATTTTGCGCATCTGCATACGATACTTTCCCTGGATTCGCGCTCATCAGCTTGTCGGCCTCGCCGGCACTTAATAACTCACGCGACATCATCAGGTCTGCGTATTTACGCTTGGTGTCGCCCTTTACCGGAATCATGCCGAACCGAGAATGCGACATCACCACCAAGGAAAAGTTAGACTGCGGGATTTTGTGCATCTTATCCCAGATAATGTCCTTGTTGTCCTTAGTCAGGATGTCTTGATAGATTTCCTTATCATTGACCAGCTTTGGATTGCCCTGCTCGTCCAGTATTGGCTCGCGTTGAATGCCGCCGTCTTTATTTGTTTTAGGCGACATGCCAACAAACAGCATCTTCGATGTGTCTTTATAAAACGCCCGGTGTTCATGATACCAATTCGCCAGCACCGCATCAGGAACCACGATACAAGTCCGCTTAGACCGGTCCATTTGTTCGTTGTAAGCTTGCAGCGCAAACGAACTTAGGGTTTTTCACAGGCCGACATCGAACCCTAAAATACCGATCCCTTCACGTGATAATCGTCGTATCGCCTCGTTTTGATAGCTGTGCGGAACCAATCTATCATCGATATTTTTCAGCTTCAAATCACTTGAACTGTAATCGAACTCGACATAACCGTTAAATTTACGATTATATTCGCTGGTCAAGTCTTCGCTATCGGCGTGCGACTTCATGAAGGCGTCAAATTGCTCTTCCAGCGCACGAATACCGTCTTTGTACTCAGATACCTTGACGCCGCCCATTACCGGCTTATCGTTCAGATAATTGACGATTTGTGATGCAATGCCACCGGTGCTGTTGGATACGAATTCGCCGCGCTCTTCGTTATAGTCGATGGCTCGGTTATAGCCGTTGGCTTTCAAGAACTCCAGCGCGTAAGCAGTATGGTTGAACCATTTTTGCCGCATCCCAAACGTAATATTTTCGGTCGGCGTTTTGCGGCACTTAGTATCAATGCTTTCAATTTGCTTTTTGTACTGCTCAATAATGCGCTTGTCCTTTTCCTGCACCATCGCATCGCGCATCGCGTTGAGTTTTGGATAAATCAGCCCAGAACAGTATTGGTCGAATGGGTAAATGAATCCATCCGGAGAAACGGCCAGTCCAGGTATTTTGGTAACTATGTCGCCAAGGTCCTCTATGAGCATGTCGCCGTCGTAAAGTGATAGTACGACCCCAAGTTCAATCGGGTATTGGTTCTGCTCGAACAAGTAATCGATAATCGACAGCACGTCTTTAGAGTTAAAGCTGTCGGTTTCTTGCTGGATGGAGCCAGCTTCGATCAAAGCGGAGAAATTACCGGACTCGTCCACTGAGTTGATAAACATGCCCAGGCGCTTAGAGTCGTTTCCGGCCAGTACCAAACCCTTAATATCTTTCGGGGGGCCATACTGGATAACTTCATGCAGAATCAGCTCTTTTAATTCAGCCAATTCGCCTGGATCGTCGGTTCGGCCATTGGTATAGGCCTCAATCTTTGCTCCGATGACAGCGCCTCGGAATGCCCTCCACTGCACATCATCCGGCTGTAGGCGGGAGAACTTGAGCGCATCTTTAACGCTTTGCGGGACCATGTTCGGGAATGTTTCTGCTATTGACTCAATATGCCCCCAGCCAAGCGACAAAATGCCCGATTCCGATTGCATGATTGACTGCAATGCGGTCATAGATTCAACGCCATAGATGGCCGAATCCAGCGCAACCGTATTGTCTGTATAAGCGACCTTCATCCATACGCCGTCTTTCAGTTCATAATCAAGGCCGTTCATTTCCCGGCGGTCGCCTTCGGTATAATTACGGACAATGGGCTCGGCGGCATCCAACATGGTCCAGTCAATGCGACTGGAAAACTTAACAGCCAGCGCGCGCTTTAATGACTCGTCAGTAAAATTCTCGCCGGCAATAACCTTGTCCGTGTCGCGGAACTTGGTCGGGTCTTTGGGTACAAATTCACCATGAATAAAGCGCTTGCCTTCGCCTTGCCAGTATCGGCCTTCGATGAATTCCGGCCATACCACATTGGCCGCTATCAATGTATCGAATGGAAGGTCGTTAATAGTGCTCAGGAAATCGGCGCTGTGCTTACGCATAACCAGAACATCAACAACGGTATCGGTGCCTTGCTTGGCGAAAGTTTTCGAAGGAAGCTTATGGGCGCCCAAAAACTCGGCTTTTTTGCTGATTGCAATGCGAAACTTTTCCCAAGCCTTGCCTTTGGCCCGGATGATATTGACCGGCACAACCAACGCAATCAAGCCGCCCGGACGAACCTTATCAATAACCCGGTTGACAAAATAGCGCTCAATCAGCTTTTCTGATTTATAGGCCGGATCATCGTGCGCTGACGGACCGCGCGCGTTACCGAACGGAACGTTGCCGATGACTGCATCGAAGCTGTTATCCGGGGCATTGACCGCCAGCTTTTCAAAAGACTGGTTTGAAACTTGATCGGTCGGGTTAAGCACTTGGGCGACTGTGGCGCTTGTCGGGTCAATCTCGGTACCGGTGGCAATAACGCCGGCCGGCTTGGTAGCCAGGAACACGCCTGCACCGGTACTCGGCTCAAGAACATTCCCGTTTTCAAACCCGTTAATTTTAAGTGCATCCCAAGTACCCTCAGCAACCGGGGTTGGTGTAAAATACTCGAACTGCGAATTGATGGTTAAGCCGCCCTTTCCGGAATACTGCTTAAGCAGCGCCACCTCGTCAGCAGTCAATGTTGCCGGGTCTTTCCCAGCTTGGATTTGATTGGCAACGGCTTTAACTTGGTCGTTTATTTTTTCTCTGGTCTTAATGCCGCTGGTTTGCAGCCCGTAGTTTGAGTTGCTGATATTTGAATTTTGGTCTACACTTTTATTTAAGCCGTCTTTGGCTTCTGGGAGTAAGAAGGTCTGATCTTCGGATTCTGACGACGCACTGGGCCCGGTGCGCTCCCAAAGCGGTGACTTATTAATAAACTGATCTTCTCGCCCTGGTGTTGCATTTTTTATTTCATAAAAAGCACCATCATCGCTTGGCTCAAGCTGTATCCCTGCAACAGTTTTTGCAACCATCCCCAACTTAGCCATAGCCTCAAGCTTGACCTTTTGGGCGTTGCGTTTAGCTGTAAATAATGGAGAACCAGAAAGGATTTTGTTTTGCTCAACGATAATGCGCTGGGAGGTTCTTTTTTCTGAAAACGATAGCATTTGTTGCATCCTGATAATGGCGATTGTGCCAATATCTTAGGGCGCTGCGGAGCATGGAAACGCCCGCTTTTCCTGCTCGCATAAAAAAGCCTCAATTAAGAGGCTTGTTATTAAAAAACCGGTAAGAATGACGCTTAACCAATCTTGACCGTCATTTTAGCAAGACTATTCCTGGAAATTCTTCTCAGCCTCCATCAGTAACTCAGTCAGTACGTCAGCCGTTTCATGCAGTTTAGCATCCATTTCTTCAGCTAACCCGGCAGCTTCAATGCGCTCATAAATCTCATCCAGTCGCTTATCGTATGTCTCAATGTCGGTTTCAAGCTTTAGCGCCTCAAGCTCCGCCTCAAATCCCGCTTTTATTGGGTTAACTTGTGGCTCTATTGCCGCTTCACTTACGGCCGGTGCCAGATCTTCCACCGCTTGGGCTTCGTTGATCGGTTCTTTAACTTGGCTATCCATTTCGTCGGACTTTTCGCCCGCAGGAGTAATAGTTTCGTCACTACCGGCGGTAACCGGTATGGGTTCGTTTTCTGTTTCAGGTTCGTCGATTTGCTCATGCTCATTAACATCATCCTCCAACTCTACAAGCTCATTACCATCTAAATCCGTTACTTTTAAGATGATTAAATTGATTGATTCGCTTTCTTGATCTAAACTTGAATCAAGAGCTGGCTCTGCTGACTCTATGGGGGGTAATTCGTCTTCGGCTCTTGACCGGAGTAGCGGGCTACCCCCTTTTCTTTTTTGCCACCTTACTTCATTACTATGGCCTAACCCATAGGCAGATAAATCAAACTCAAGCTCTCCGCTTACTCGCTGAGCAACGGTAACACCCGCATTGACTAAATACTCACCTATCTTAATATTATCCAATTCAAAAAAGTGAAATGCTATAAAACTATCATTGCGTAGTTTATTTAGCTCCTCTTTTCCTTTATAAGATCCATTCGTCAAGATAGGCTCAATAAACGAAAATAAATTAGCCTTAATCTCATCGCGTTTTAATCCACGCTTCATTTCGGTAAAGGTTGATCCAATAATATAAACATCACCAATAACTGTTCTTACAACCTTATTCTGTAATTCTGACTTGAAATAATTTTTTGCTGCATCATATAAATCGCCATTGGCATCCGACACATAATCATCAAATGGTTTGGTCGAAACTAAATCGCCTTCCGCTCCGCCCGTTTCTGTTTCCGGCGTAATTTCTGCTTGCTCGTTTTCTTGCTCATTGGTTTGCTCTTCAGTTGGAATTATTGTTTCTGGTTCTGGAATTACTTCAGGATCAGGTGTAATTTCTGGCACAGGCGTTAATTCTAGTTCCGGCTTAGGGTCAACAACCTCGCTTTCATCAGGCTTAACATAATTGGGATCAATCGAATTAACTACCCGGTTGAGTTCATCTGCGTTTTCTTCAGGGGTTTTGCTAACATCAAACCATGACCGAGCCACAACATTGTCGCCGTGCATGGCAATCATGCTAGATTCCTCAAACTTGGCGCTTACCCGGCGAATTCCATCAGGGTTAACCATTCCGCCCTTGTGTCCGCCGCCAATTTCTTTGGTCACCCAAAATAACGGGCCGCCAACGGTTGACTGATTTTTCCAGCCAAAATTATCAACCAGAGCTTGTAAGGTTGCTTGTTTTAGCGCTTCTGTTTCGGCCGCTGGGTCAGGAGTAATCTCAGGGGCAGGAGTTAATTCAGATTCAGGCGTTATTACTGGGTCTGCGTCATCACCTTCAACGGACTGTGGATCAACAACGGGGTCAACAACCGCCACATCCTCGGCCTCAACCTTGGCGACTTCAAGTTCATGTAGAACTGTCTTTAATTCAGCCTCAAGACCAACAATTTCAACCTTTATATCCTCAATAGCCTGCATTTTTTCTGCCCGCTTACCGTTCGCACGGATAAATGCCGCGCTGTTTTTCTCCGCCAGCTTCATGATGCGCTGGGCAACATTCATGATGTTCAAGTCAACGCCTTTTTCTGGGGCAACCACAATTGTGATGTCCTTTTTATTGAGCAGCCACTTCCAGCTGATCAATTCGTCGCCTTGCTGGATCTTGCGCGGGTCCACATCCGGGTTATGGAAAAATATCGATACAGTTTGCCCGTCCGATAGCTCAAATACCGCCGCCACTTGCGCTACTCCGCTTTGCTTGAATGGGTCACTGATCTGTAGCGCCGCTGTCTTGATTGCACCACCAGAACGATCCATTATGTTTTTTAGTACCTGCATCTTTCGCTCAAGTTGTGCGTAAGGCGTAACCAGGGCATCAAACGTAATTACGCTGTCAGCATCATCCAAAATATCCCGCATACAGATTGCGTCGAATATCAAATTATTGCCGCCATCGGCGCGCTTTATTTCGTACAGCACCTTATCCAAGGTCATGCCTTTTGGGTTTTCAGTGCTGTCCCAGGCTACTTGTTGTCTCATGGTTTCAAGTCCTTCAAAGGGTAAATGATTGAGTGCAATTGGGTTCTTCATGTTGCCGTTTTTTAGCCACCACTTAAATTGGGTGATGGATGCTGTAATAATTGAGTGCAAACCTTTCCAGCCTTTGTCGTAACTATTCAGGTATGCGTTTATTGCGGATTGTTCATCAGGAAACGCAAGACAAACCTTGTGCTCATCGAAACGCCCACCAACAAACTGATTGATGATGTAAACGTACTCCGATTGCGGATAGAAACCGATAAAGCAGTCTACTCCGTCACCGTCTGCGCCTTTGGTGCCGGAAAAGTAGCCATAATGCGCCGCCATTCGGTTTGTCCAGCGCTTGCCGGTCTTCTGGTCTATGCCGGTACGATATGAATTGCGTGGTTGTTCGATGGCGATAGGTAGCCCGTAAGCGGTAACCCGGCCAAGTTTATAATTTCCCGCTACGGACTGAGCATCGGTGGGGATTGCTCGCGGATTGTCACCGAAAGCGCCGTCATGCGCGGCGTTTTCGATCTTAATGAAGTCGTTGATTATATTTTTAGTCATGACGGTATTATCGCCATGACTTAGTGGAATTATTGGCCGGTTTTCCTGGGCAAGTGGGCAGGCTTCCATTCCGGATCTTCTTCACGCATCGCCAGCGTGTAATAGTGAAGCTGCGCCTGGCTTACGCTGCTTTTCGGAAAGCCAACATAGGAACCGGTAATGCAGGGCTACATGGGCATTATGCACTGGCAGAATCGCCGCGAATCTGCGCTATTTCAGCCCTAACATCGGCAATGGCCGACCTCAGGCTATCGCGCTTTTCAGTCAACACCTGAAGCATTTTCGGTGCAGCTGTTTTTATAGCCGGCGGAATCTTGACCACCGCGGCCGCCAGCTTTGCTTGAAACTTAGTGCGTCCGGAGTCCATCATTTGCACTATCTCGGTGACAGCACCAATATGGTCATCTTGGCGTTTGATCGGGACCAGCTTGCCGTTCAGCAATACTTGATAAATGTCGCCAGACTGCTTAATTCTAAACAGCACTTTTTGAGAGTCACCAAAGGTCAATAGCATTTCCCGGTAACTGATACCGGATGTGCGTTTTACCTGCGTCGATACATCTTGCGATACGACATTAGTGCCAGCTCTGGCGAAGTATTTCATTACCTGCTTGGCGGCTTTGTCCTTAACCGACATATCGGCGAAGGTGAACAATAAATTTGATTTGCTTGGCTGGTTCATTATGTTGGTGCCCCTGTGTTTCCTGATCCTGGTTGAACCCCAGAATGCTGATGATTGTCTCCCACTGACTTGTCGTTGTGGGTTAGCGTTGATCCGTTAATGTCGGTATTGGCGTTAATAATGGCATTGGCCGCATTGGTAGTAATTGTCGTCGCTGCATTAATCTCAATGGCATTCGCATTAAGGCGCATAACGCCGTCGGCTGTCAGTTCTATGTTGGCATGATGAAACCGGCGCCAGTCGATTGAATTTGAACTGGGCGCATTGGGGTTTCGGTAGCCGGTAATAATCGGACAGCGTTCATCGCCGCGGATAAACATCACCCAAACATGGTCACCGGGCAGAATTTCTATTTCAGTTGAATGCTGCCCCTCTACAATGCGCGACTTGTCGCCTATTGGGTATTCGATTTCGGACACCGGGAACACGTCCTTTCCGTCGGTAATACCGGGTATCGACACGCGCACCTGCCGGGTTGTTTTTTCGTAGGATTCGACGAAGGCCGGGTATTTCCCCGGATAGGTTCCGTAACTTGTCATGATGATAATCCGCTCAACCAGAGCTTTGTGTACTGATTGCTGCCTGCCCCATCAGTTCCGCCTTGAAAGACATGCGCAGCGGTAACGATAACCAGCGGACCGGAACCGACAAAATCAATCAGGTCACCGGCGTGCAGCTTTTCGTTATATGAAGTCTTTGATATTTTTCGCTGAACCAAGCAACGCGACATATTAATCAGCTGCAATTGGTTTTTGCCCAGCACAAATTCGGCCGACCGTGGCTTTTCACGATTGCCATGTACAACTTCTCCGGTCGGAGAAATTGAATAAAACGCCGCTATTTCATGGCGCTCAAGGAATCCACTGACTACGTTTTCACTGGCGTTGTCCGGTAGCAACATGGCCGCTTTCTGCTTAAACAAATCAGGCAGGCGTAAAAATCCGAGCTTGCCGTTTTTCCAACGCACCACGCCGCCCTCTTCCTGCAATAATTTTGCGATATGAAAGCTTGGCGTGCCGCCGACCATGCAGTTAAACCGGTCAACCTTAAAATCACCGTCCACAGGTCGAAGCGTCGCCCCGGCCGCACGGTAGATTTCAGATAACACCGCGTTTTCTTTAATAATGGCCCTTTGCCGCACGAACGTTACCGCATGGCAAGCATTCAGCAAAGCTGTGATCTGCAAAACGCTTAAATCGTGCTGCCCCTGGGCATCTTTACCCGATCCGCCCACGGGCTTGATGATGCGAAAATCATCGCCGTTGCAGTTGATTATCTGACCTTCGGCCAATAACTTGCGCAATTCATCATCAACGCGTATTTCGGCCTCAAGTGTGGACGGCACCGGTGACAGGTCGTAGCGCAATACTGCCGATTTGATAATATCGCCGCGTAAGGCTTTGCCGTTAGATGGGGTTAGGATCATTGCGGTTCTGCTAAATTGTAATAATAGGACTACAAGATGCCCTATGCGGCAGCTCCGTACTGCTTTCCATTAGCGCAATATCGGCGGCAACCTCGGACGATGTCCGACCAAATGGGTCAATACCCATACCGCGCGATGCTTCAAGCTGCAATGCATTTTCTCGCTCTACATACAACAGAAAAAGTGGCCGGATAAGTGCCCATTCAGACACGCTTATATCGGTGGCCTCCGTTATCTCCGGGTATGGAGTCGGCGTTACCGGCGCAGGATCGGCAATCGGTATTGCCAGATGCGCAGCAAGTACAGCATAACCCGCGTAAAAGCTGACGGCGGCGATAGCCTGCGCAAGAATAACTGTGGTGTCCAGCATTCCGATTGGATGTTCCTGAGATTCAAAGCGATCTACAAGTTCAATTAAGAGCATTTTACTTCCTTTTCACCACGTTCTTTCATGTAGCAATAATGAAATTCAGCGCACAGAACGGGTTCAGTAGCGAAACGGGGCTTGCGGACGATGCAGTGTTGGCGTTGACCGCAACCGTACCGGAGCTGGCAGGCACCGACACCGAAAACGGTTTCAATGTGGTATTCGCTGCGCTGGTGCTGTAAATATTGGCTGGCCCGGTACCGGCTCCAACACCGTTAAGATCCGCCAAGCCTACGCCAAGGTTTACTCCTGTACCGGGTGAATTGGTTGTTGCGTCAGCGCCGGAAACCGCAGGGATAGCGATATTAACCGAAACATCCGCGCCGGGTGTAAACGTAGCCGTGTGCGTATGCGCAGCCAGCGGCACTTGCGCGGTAGTCAGGGTAGCTGACTCTGCCCCGCCTGTAGCTCCAAGGGCATGTGCGGTGCTCGCGCCCATCGCCATGCGACCACGCAAATCGGGCAGCGCCACGTGCGTCGTGCCATTACCTCCGTACGTGGTGCCGATCGCAGCGGCCAGTGCCGGGTACGTCGCTATCAGTATTTGCGATCCATCGCAGATCAACCAGCCTTCCGGGGCGGAGGCTCCGGCGTACATGCGTATTTCGCCGGGTACCGGCATTAGGTCAATCCACGTCGAACCTGTACACCAAAATGGACGGTTATTGTTAGTTAGCCTGGCGATAGCTCCTGCCAACGCACTAATTGCTTCAGGCAAAGTCGCAATACTAGGAGCTGTTTTATACGATAAGCTCTTCATTAGCCATGCACCACAACACGTAATGAGTTATTAGCCGGGGCGCTGGCGAAGGTGAGCACTACCGTATTAACCCCGTTAGCTTGCACGTCGCAATCCACCATACTATTAGTCGCCACCTCGCGAATACTGTAAGTAACATCTTGCGTGTTAAGACTGTGCGTGACAGTGATCGAAGTAGCTGCGCCGTCGCCAATCGTTGCTGCATACTTGCGGACCACGACAGCGGTATCGATACTGACCGTATCGTCCGCAACAATAATGCCTGCGCCTTGGCCGACAGAGAAATCCACACCGGTCAGCACTAGACCTGCGCCCCCCGTGTACATACTGGCCGCACCAAATTGGGTGATAGTGATGGCCGTAGTGCCTAATGTAATGGCCCCGGAGTTGCCGCACCGCCATTGAGTCTTATTGTACAGCGTACCTTCTTCTATCATCCAAAATGCGCCAGGGGTGACTTCTCCGGTTTGATCGGCATCGACCACGCGCGACCAGGCCCCCGCTGCCACGGAATACGGGCCGTTCTGGGCTGAAGTCGTCTGTCCCGTCAACAAGATGCGCTCCCCTGATAGCAATGTAATGCCATCGATAGTAGGTAATCCGGACAAGGTGGCGATGTTGGCAACCGAGACCACCCGCACCGACGGCTTGGAGTCAATCCCCGCAGCCGACGACTGGACGGCGTTCTCAACATCCACAATACGGGCGGCATCATTGGAGCCCGCCGTCGGAGTCCCTAAGCCGGTAATTTTCTGTCCATTAAAAGCGACAGACGCGGTCGGCATTGCAAACTGATCAAGTCGATAAGTCTGCACAACCGTAGCCAAGTCGGAAATAGTCGAAGCGACTTGAGTGCCGGTATGATTGCCTCGGGCCAGCGGGTCGGTGGCTAAATTGGTTATAGGGATGCCGTTACGGAGTCGCGCATCGCACGGCACCCAGCTGGTTCCGTTGTAAAAATGCTCAGACAGTAAAAGGGTATCGTGGTAGCGCAAACCCGCGACGGGGGCACCTGGGGGCGCCGCTAAATTCTGAGTCCTGGCATTTTGCAGTTCGTTTTTATTGAGATCCAAATTGGTCAGCAGTTTCTTCGCCATGATTGATCCTTATTTAAAGTAAGCCACCCCACCAAACGGTGAGGAAAATTGTAGATGTGTTTGATCCAATGAAGGGTAGCTGTAGTCCCCTTCCACTTCGCTCCCCGCCGAGTCAAGCACGGTAATACTTGGTATTTTGTTCAAGTTGTGCTGCGCCACCCATTGCACTTCCGGTGTCGCTTGATGGTGTTCATACTTGGCTGTTTTTTGATTGAGGTCGGCTATATCAATGGCGACCGCAGCGGCCAAATCGGATAACCTTTGCTCTAGCAGCGCATCTATATCGCTACCCGATGGATTACCTGCCGGACCGGATAACGACACCAGCCATTCAGCTTCGCCACCTATAAAGCCGTTTTTAACGGCGATCTGATACGCACTAAGGCCTGGTGGTGGCGAAAAAGATGAAAATACTACAACATTACCCGCCCCCCCACCGACTACCTGAATAGTTGATGATGGGGGGATGGCAAATCTATGCATGCTCATATCGTAACCGCTTTTTTTACGCTGATCTGATGGGTTTCCGTTAGCCTATCAACCCCTAATACCCGTTCTTTTATATCCCAAGATAAAGTGCCGACAGGCCAATTTGCGGTGCCTTCTACTGCATCGAGCCTGTAAGTGCCTTCCGCTGAATTAAGTACTGTAACTGTCAAGGTCGATATTAGTTTGCTTTCAAGCCTTATCTGGCTTTTCAGTGTTACTCCGTCCAGTGATTTAGAGGTAATCCCATCATCCTCCAAATACCGCCCATTCAGAGTAAATGACTCACCTTGTTTTATTTTAAGAAACGCCATTGCCAGTAGTTGTCATTTACTTAAGCTGGCTCGAAAATTTCATAAGCAACAACACTGGTATCGGTATTGCTGCTAGATAAAATTGTAAAGTTTGTTCCGGCTGTTCTTGCGGAAACCTGTAACCAACCCGGTGTACCGCCTGGCGTGTTGGTGGTCAAAAAGATGCGGCTGTTTGCCGTGATACTGGTATTTGAAACCACCTGGGTTCCAGCTACTAATGTTGCTACGCCCTGCTTGCCATTTGCCGCCTCGGAAATAACAAGCCCGGTTTTCTTTGTAAATTCCGCATCAATTTCTTGGCGCTGTGGAACCAAGTCGCCTGTTGCTCCAGGAGGAACGGAGATTGGTCCAATATAAGCCGGTGAATCATTTGGTCCTGGCATGAGATTTAATCCTCTTTAAGTAAGTTAAAAATAAAATTAGCGGTAATCGTTGGAATTGCCTTGAATAATTTCTCCAAAATAGTGGAAAAACAGGGTTCCGCTGAACATTAAAATTTGCGAACGGTTTTCCCAATCACGGTCTGCGTTATCGAGCTGAATGTAACAATCTTCAATACGCTTTGCCCGCAAGAATTTCTGCGGAGTTCCTTCATAGATTTTGGCGTTGAACTTGCCGCCTTGAGCGATTAAATTGACCATCATCTGATCAATACTGCCCACGGTGGTTTCCATAAAGGCAATGGCCCCTTGCTGATTAACCTTGGCTTGCTGCATTTCCCATCCGGTTGATCCCAGCGGCATGGGTACTTCAATTTCGCCAGCGGTGGAAACTACCGGCCAAGGGCATTGCTTGGTCAGTATCCAGTTGGCTTCAAACCCTTCAATCTCGAAAGAAAAGTCAGATGAAATAGCCTTCGCGCCGCTTGCTTTTGCGGTATCGTGAAAGATTTTCAAGTAAGCGGCGTTGCTGATGGTCATGGCGGTATTCCAGTAATTGAAAATGTGCCATAACTTTATTATGTGAATTTTTTGGTTTTGGTGGGGTTTTCCGAGTGTTACTAATATTTGTCTGCCGCGTATTAAATCGCCCACGGCAGCCTGGATTGATTGCCCTAATTAGAGTTGATGCATAGGGTTTTCGCACAGGATTATGGCGATTTTTACCACTCTGGCAATGGTACGGTTTGTCCGGACAGCGAATGAGTGCTATCAGTTAAGAATTGGATGTTTCCATCGGTTACGAATGAGTGACAAACAGTCGGTACCGAGTCTAAAGGTTTTTCAAGCTTCGGATAACCGGCATCAACCCAATCCCGACGCTCTTGTTCGCCTTTTTCGGTCAGCTCAGTAGCGTTAACCAAAACAGAAGGTGTAAACGTTGGCTTTTCAGTATCGCCGTTCCAACCCCAGCGCGGCCCAGTACCAGCGCCATGCTGGATACGGTGAGCGCCATCACAACCGGGGCACCAGAACATAATCCCGTTGCCTTCGGTATCTCGCAAAATTGCAGATAATTGACTCATAAATTAAACAACCGCCTTTCCTGCCTTTAATTCGGCAAGCGTGTAGCCGCTCATTTGACAATGCGCCAGCTCTTTAAATGACTTCCAGCGTCCAGCCCACTCCAGGCCGATTGATTCGGCTATCTCACCGCAACGCTCAAACAACATGGTATCGTTCCAGGCTGCCTTGCCGTTGACAATTGGGCAAAAGTCAAAAGCAACACGGTAGTTATGAAAGGATTCTCCAGCTTTAGCATTTGTTACTTTAGGCCCTGGCTTTGTGCGTCCTTGAGCGTACAAAGCATTTTGAGAATCGGCGTCGCGATAGGTGCTGGTAACGATAACGTCAATTCCCTGCTTGGCGCATTTAGCGATAAACAAGTAACACAAGTCGGCAGCCTTTGTCGTTAAATCATTAATGTTTCTGCTGTTTATCATGCCGACTTCCCCGTTACAAAATATATAATAATGCCGAATGATCCTGCTATCGCAGATAGGATAAAAGCCACTCCAGACCAGAATCCTTTTTGTTTTGATTGTGTATCGAGAATCGCATCAAGCTTGGCGAATATTTTATCGATCAGATCTTTGGTTTCGGCTTTATCTTCATTGCGTTCACGGCACAAACCATCCATGCGCTGTTCAAGTTTTGCAATTCTACATTCATCACTTGGCATATTCATTCCCTTAGTATTCCGCAGTTATTTACATTGGCGAACGTGTAGGCGTTGTGAGCGTAGTCGGCGGCAATGTCCGCAACAACTGCCGCCTCTTTGATAGTTCTATCAATTTCTGAGTCAAGTTCGGCTTCACGGGCGGCTTCTTGAGAAATTCCGGTAGAATTACTTGCTGTCGCGGCGCCAGAACCACACGGCCTACGGTCGGCGTACAAGCGGATAGAATCAAGCTGCTGATCGTAATCAACAGCAGTTTTAATAAATGCTTCATGGGCTTCATCCAACTCTGAATTTAACTTTTTTGCATTGGCCGTGGCCGTTTCCGCTCGTTCTGAGGCTAACTGAAGCAGTGATTTCGCCTCATTGTTAGCCATCAAAATACCAAACTCCATGCGCTGAATTTTAGCCTCATCGATTTTATGCGAAAGTCCAAATCCAGCCCCAAAAATGGAAGCCGCGGATAACGCCAATACGACTAACTTAACCTCGGTCATGATTGGCATTAGTCTTTTACTGCCAGACCCAATAGTCCAGATGCAGTTCCAATGATCGTCATGACGGCAAAGGCTTTTTCAGGCGTGCTGAATGCCAAAAAAAGCAGTGCTATAACAACGCCCAGCAACACTAGAGCGCCAAGTCTTGTTGTACGTTGACTAAAATCTATACCTAATGTCATATTTATCTCCTCCCCGCGATTGCTTTTGCAAAAACTCCGAACGACCTAATGACCCCGTTCAGCCTGTCGATGATGGCTACCTGTATTTTGTTTTCAGATTCTCTTGATTTTTTCCAGTCCGAAAACGGCTTTGATTCGAAAAACCGCATTGCTATGGAAACCGGCAAATTTAGTGCATCATTAAGCGACGTTGACGAATATAAACTAAGGCTGACTGCCAAATCCGTTAGGTTTTCCCGCCATTGAGCACGCGAGTTTTGACAAGCAGGTGCGTACCGGAAATCGTGCGGGAGGTAATCCTTCCGCACCTCCTTGTTTCGGCAAGATAACAATACCGCCATCATCAAAGGTAAAGGCGAATAGATGATGCAGCTTTTCGCGCCCCGCCTGATAGCTGCCCATCAACTTCTCAAAGTCGCTTTCAGGGAATCCAATCAGGATATTAATGCGCCCTAAAAGCCATTCATCATAGCCACCGTCTGCCGATAGCTCCGGTATTTCTTCCCCGGACCTTGTTAATTGCGCGGCCATAGCGCCGACAATCCAGTGCAGCCTCGATTCAAGCCGGTCGATTTCACCCTGTAGCCGCTCGATAGATTCCGCCATTGCGCCGGTTAAGTGTCTTATTTCCCACCGGTCTCCGCCTACTTCGCCAATAGGCACTTGCGTAAACGCCAGCGATATATCGGCGGCACCGTCCAGGTAATCCGAGTATTTACCAGCGCCTAATGAAAAGTCCGGGCCATCATCGACTACGGATGCTAAATAATGAGAAACAACCAATGTTCGTTCCTGCACGGTCCAGTCTGCCGGATCAGTCGGTCCGGCCGTTACTTCGGCGGTTATGCAGCGAATAAATGCAGCGAGTTCAGCCTCTGCCATGTGCTCAGGCATATTGGCAATTGCAATAGCGTCACCGATACTCAGCTCTTTGAGCTGTACCGTTAATCGCCGGGTTCTCAGGATGGGAAAGTGTTTCAAGACGCTATACCTTGTTAGATTTTTGTGTAGTTGATCCAGTCTGACCGGTCAATGGCGGTTAAAGTGCAGAGCGTAATTGGCACGGATAACTCAACATACCGGCCATCGGCATTAACCGGGCTGGACAACGGCATACCTATGGATTCGATAACCATTGGCGAATAAGTTCTGTTTTTGTATTTCATGGCGATCAGCACTGGCACTTCGGACGGAAGCACGGTATCCACGCTCGCGCCTTTGTCGGCAAGCCTGGAAAAAATTAACCCGTCAGCGGCCAGATTAACTGGCAAGGACCACTTCATGAGTTGATCGACAGGGTTTTCAACTTCTGACACGGCATCTTTCCAGGCGCGAAAAACCGCCGTGCCTTGAATTTTTGCCGGCGGCGCGCCGCTCCATACCTGAATAGAGTTCAGCTTGGTTACGCTGCTCTTGCCATCGACGGATGCAACCAGCCTCTTAAGATCCGTGCCTAATTTGTCATCCGCTATTTGCGCTAACGGTAAAGCGGCTCCGCTCTGTAACAATTGCTGCAACGTAGGGAAATTGCTTTGCCCTACATTCTCAAAAGGGCTTTGCCAGTTCTGCGTCACGTCGATATTGACATCCATCAACGGCGCTTTAACGGTCAAGTCGTAATTAACGCGAGAGCCGTCACGATTAACTTCATAGAACGAGGCGATCAGATGCGGCGATAGCCCGTCCCATAAGGATGACAGCGGCGGCTCAGCCACAATTACAGCCCGGTTCTTTTGCGGACTTTCATTGATTTAGCGCGATGCATCATTGCCATTGCGCTATGCGATTTCATTCCGGCCTTGCGGATAGCTATTTTTTGCTTGGCTGAAAGCCTAACAGTTCCACTGATACGCTTATTGATTCTGACTTTTTTGCCGTCACGGACTGCCATGGTCTTTTTATAGACAGCATCCAGGGCTGGCTCTTGATCGCCGCTACCGAAAACAAAGCCGTCAATATCAGCATCGGCCGCTTCGCCTTCCGGCAAAGACGCGGCCAGTAAATCGCGAATGCGTTCAGCGGCATCGTTATCCCAGTCGTTCAGTAACGCTGAAATATCGTCCTCTGCAACGCCGTACTGCTCCAGATAACCCCAGGCTTCGTTCAGGGCAATATCAACTACGCCCTGCTCGTCTTCACTGATTTCGCCGTCTTTATTGGCGTCGGCAATGCCGACAAACATATTCATCAGGCGGTCGACCAAAGTTTCGCCTTCGTCAAGGTCATCGGTTTCAACCCATTGCTGTACCGCCGCCACTGACTTCAGCGAAATGTCGGCCGTTGTGTAATCAACAGCGCCATCCAGAACCGGCATTTCCTTGTCTTTATCCTCGCCGCAGCCATCCAAAGCCGGTTTGTTTTTGGCCGCTTTTTTAGGCTTCAGCATTTCTCGTAAAAAGTCGTTCATTTTTTATTGCCCCTTATTTGGGTAGCGTTTGAGTTACAAAAATTTGCCTTACGGTGCCGTCGTAGCGCAAGCCATAGCTCACATCCATACGGTCATACGGCCTTACATCATTTGGCTTGACCTCATAGATAAACGCAGCACCATTCATGCTCGGATCAGACGATGGAACAATCCAGCCAGCCGCCTGAGCGCCTTCAAATAACGCCTTCAGATAATCCTTGGTGCGCTTCACTGCAATATCCATCGGCAGCTGCAACGCGTCGTTGCTAAACCGGGTCACGGCATCATCAATTGACGAAGACATGTCTGCAACAGCGATCAGTTTTTTCGAGCTTGATTCAACCTGTGCCGCAGTTAAAGAATCGCGAAACACAGTACGGCCGCCACCGGTGTAAGTTTCAAACATAACAGGGTTGATCTTGGCTCTGGCCAGGGCGTTTAAATCCTGATCAGAAGGCCGTGCATCATGAACAATACCTGTGCGCCTTACTGGCCATTGCTTACCAGCTATCGGATAGTTCTTTGGCGCAAATCCCTTAGCATTGGTTTGAGCGTTACGCGCACAGGCATAAGCAATATTCAGTGTTGCCGTTCCGTAATATCCCTTACCGTTGATGCCTGTAGGGTCATCAGACTTAAACAAAGGCCAAAACTGATGCATCAAATGCGATGTCTGGCTTGCCCCCATGTTTAACTGCTCAACGAATGTAATGGCTGCGTCCACAGTAAGTCCGCCGGGCACGTCTAATCTTAGCTGTCTGTTGGTATCAAATGACAATTGCGCCAGCTGTGCCAATAATGCCGCCGACTGAGAGCCGCCAGAACTGATATAGGCATAATTCTGAGGCGAATATTGCAGTTTTACTCGCGCAGCCGAGTAATCGGATGTCGAATAACCGGTACCGCCCTCGGTAAAGCAAGCCAGCGTGCCGGATTTTGCCCAATTGGGCTGACCGGTCGTGTCGCTGTAGCCATATGCGGTTGATGTAGTCGGAATCGTGCCCAGCAAGCCAACAGTCACCTCGACAGCATCGGTCCTGCCCGATACAACATCAGCCAGATAGGCCGAATTGTTATAATCATCCTGTGCCGTAGAACTTAGCGAACCGGTAAACTCATACAGCGCATTGCCGTCAATATCCCTGATAATCAGCGTGATTTGATCGTTGGCAGCACTGACGCCGCCAGAGCGTTTTTCATCCGCCCTAAAATCAACTTTAATGCCGTCGTTAAAGCATTCAAGATGCTTAACGGCAAACAGGTATGGGATGCTGGGTAACGCCGTTTCGGCCAAAAATTTAGGCGTATCTGCTACAGTGACAGTCGGAGCTGAGGTATAACCGGTTCCGCCCACTATGGTCAGCGCGGTAACCACACCGGCAACAACAGTTGCCGTTGCCGATGCCCCTGTTCCAACGCCAGTAATAGTGATGTCAGGTGCAACGCCGTAACCGGTACCGCCACTGGTAATCGGAATGCTGGTAACGGCACCGCTGGAAACAACCGGCGTACCCAAAACCAAACCAGAACCCATGTAGCAGACGGCGTACTTAATTACCGCTGACGAAGTTATCAGGCGCTGAACAACGGCCTCATAAGCGCCATTGTTTAACGCCTCGACCACATGCACCCACGCTTCATTTAACGCTGAAACGCGGATTTGTTCGCCCTTGCCGAGCTTACTTGCTACGTTGGCACGGTTAACTTTAAACGGTTTATCGATGCGTCCGCGTGTGGCCCGCATCATGATTCCAAACACCTGATCGTAATTGTCCTGTGTCGGTATTTCTGAATTGTCGCGTAACGGGTTCAGCTGAACACCCGCTTCCGCACCTAATTGCCTAACAAAAGCGGTTGTCATAGCCTAAACTCCAGTTAGATTTTTGATTTTGCAGAACGAGTTTTTTTGTCACCCGCTTCGGCTGTATCAGTATCGGAACCGGTAGCGTCTACTTCCGGTTGCTCTTCCGACGCTTCGTCAACCAATTTCGCTTCGGCGTCATATGCCGACAGCTCCAGCATTGCCTCATGATGATTCAATTCCGCGATTTGCTCGATACTGGAAGCCAGTCTTTGCAGCGCGTCGTTGCTTGTCACGGTGACCACTACGGTCGCTTTGTCGCCATGCGTGCAAGGATCCAAATACATACCGGACACTTCAGGAAAGCTCAGCGGATGAGCAACTAAATTCGTTGCTTTAATCTGTAATGGGAATGCGGCATCTTTGAAAGCTTCTGCCACTAAATCGTTTGCGTCCTTCCCGGTTAGGGAAGGAGCGCCTAATTTCACAATATTCATTAGTTCGCTCCTAAGCTAAGACCGGTGTCTTAAAGACCCATGTTGGTGACATTAATCAGTGCGCAACCCATTGAAGAAGGTCCGTGCGGATTGGTTTCAGTAAAGTTACGACCGTAGAAGCCGTTACCTTGTTTCAGGTCCATGCCAACACCCAATACAACCAGTGTTGGTGGAACCGCATCACCCAAGACAAACGGGTTGCGAGCAACGTCAGGCGCTTGACCGATACACAGGATTTGACCGGCTGAGCTGGATTCGGTGATGATTTTTGGCGTGTAGTAAACGTCGTACAGACCAAACAAGCGGCCTAAGCGGTAAATGCTTGGGCGATGACGCACACCGGACGGCTGCCAGATGGTTGTAGGCAATCCCAACATCATTGCGCCGAGATACTTACCGACGTAGAGGTGTGTAACGCCGTAAGACATGGTGTCAATTGCCATTTGTTGAGACACGACGCCCAAGTGAGACTGGAGATCCTGCAACACATCGGCACGCGTTTTTTGCGCGCTTTGGGTTGACCAGGCAAAGTCGAAAGTAGCGGTATTGCCGCTGTAAGTAGCAAGGCGCAGCGCTTTATCCAGCACCTCGTAATGACGCTCGTTCGCGAACTGGGACTGAATAGTCAGCAAGCTTTCGCAATGCGCATCCAAACCAAGCTCGTTCGCCATTTGCGTTCTGCTCGACATGCCGATTTGTGTAGCCACCTGCCAAGGTTTGGCAAAAATGGAGAACATTTCCGCGTTGGTTACGATAGTTGGTGTCAACGAGGGTTGGCGGTCGTAATCGAGGAAGCCTTCAACATGCACCGGTACGCTGTCGCCAAGCGCAGGCGTAGAGGTCAGTGCAATGGCGCCCGTATCGGTGTTTACTGTTCCGCCGATTTGATAGGTTGTGCCGGAGATAACCACGGAACCGCTAACGGTCGATAAGCCAGAGCCAGCCGAACTGACCTCGCGGGCAACGATACGGCCATTGACGTAAACCTGAGTACGGCCTCGCAGCAACTTAACAGCAACCACATCGCCACTGACTGCGGCGCAAGTGTCGCGGTCGGTTTGAACGGAAGTTAATTGTCCGGTATGAGCACCGGAACTATTGGTCGTGGCATGGATACGCGAAGACGTGATGTACGGATCGCCAGAAGAGATGCCGTCCATGCCGCCGTTAGCCGCATACATACCGAAATGGCCGCCAGCTTGGTGCGTAACAATGCCCAACTTTGCTTCATTGGAGCCAATATCCACCGGCAGATAATGCGCAAAAGGAATCGCTTCCATTAAGGCTGCATAAACAGCGATCACTGCGCGATTGGGTTGCATCGATAAGTTGTCGCCATGCAAGCTGTTGGCCGAGTCGAGGGCCATCACCGCACGGGCTTGATCGGTTGTTCCGGCCGCCAAGCTAAACGCATAATTCAGTACGTCAGCTGGGACCGATACGCCATGTCTGCTTTCGTATTCGTTTGCCCCGCAAAGAATCGCCTTAACAACATCGGCTGTTTTTTCAGCGCCGATTTCGTCGAAAACCATTTGCAGGTTTTCCGGCACATTCGTATCCGTAGCCGAAACAAGCTCATTGGCCGCCGCCGAGTCGAATACAGCCAATGAAGCGTCATTAGCGGAATCAAATGTTGCAATTTTATTGTCTTTCAAACTATCAAAGAATTGAGCCGCGCCGATAGCCGTGGCGCTGTTTACGATGCGCTGCGAGCGCCGGATAGAAGTTGGCATTTTTTTATGTCCCAAGAAGTTAAACAAATGCCGTCTTCAACGGCATGGTTTAATTCTGAGTTCTAAAAATTTGCCTTTTTGTGAGGTTTTCCGAGTGTGAAAAGTACAAGTTCGCCCTGTAATTTAATGGGCTATCCTTCTACGAAATGCAGATCATCCCGCCGGTTGCAGACATAGCGCTGGGTGTATGGCGGAATATCACTGGTTGTTTCAACGCCGACAATCTGGAAGGCCAAGCGAACATCACCGAACACAAGGTAGATTACGTCGTGTTTTTTTATGGCGAACAAACCTTCCTCTTCGGGTTCGATTAAGAACCGGAACTCGTCCTCCGATCCATTGTTTGCATCCTGCCGGTCCATCATCTGCGAAACGCCGAACGGATCTGCTTTTAGCGCATAGCCGTTGCCCAGTAAATCCCATTCGATAGACTCTTCATCGTCCGAACTGATTACACCCATGCCGCCAAGAGTTGGCAATCCACTGACTACTGCGCCCGGACGAGTTACCCGCTTGCGCACTGCAATGCAGTTGTAAGAATTAGGGTGATTGATGACGACATTTCGAGCCATTTTATTAATGGCTTCAGGGACATTATTTAGCATTTCTTACTCCGGATATCTGCTCAGGTGTCGGCACCGCTCCAAACTGAGCCATCGACGCGCGTAAAGCCGCCTCCCTTTGATCTGGAGTCATTCCGGCTATTTTTTTGGACATGCGCTTTTCTTTTTTCGGTTTTGCGGCTTGCTTGGTGGCGTTGGCGGCGTTCTTTGCTGAGCGCTCCAGTCGTTTTTGTTCACTGGCTTTAATCTCGTTGCCGGCCGTGCGCCTGGATTGGTTTTTAATTAGTTTTTCGGCCTCTGATTGTTTACTTCGTAGAGCCGCCTTGGCCTCGTCGCTTGACTTGGCCTTGTCCATTAATTTGGTTAAAAAATTAAGCGTTGCCGATCCAGACTTAACCTCAGACATAACCCTGACAATGTGCTTACAGGCTATTCCTTGTAGTTTTGGGTTGCGTATTTTTGGGTAACCCGTTTCTGGTCGCCCGGCGTTATAGCCGCCGATCGTAGCCAAATATCTAAACCAGTAGCGCCAGCGACCGCAATCGCACTCAATTTTTAGCGGGCCGTTGCGTAAGCGCATAGCTGATTTACGCGGATCGGTAAGCCCGGATGCTGCTTCGGGGCCATAGTTCATGAACTCAACCAGGATATGATGCCGAGACACATCGGAATCAGGTCCAGCATTGGTGATAAATCGTACCTTTGCGCCCTGCCCATCGACACTGTTTTGAGCCGATACCGGGACGGCCATCGTTATCTCGCGAGTTGCCCGGTCTAAATCAGATTTTTGAATACCATAAACTGCAAACTGTGTGCCCTGAACAATACCGGCCGACCAGTCTATAACCTGCTTTGCTGTAACACCTTTTGCAAATCTTCCTGTTTGTGACTGCGCCGAAGCAATGTTGCGCCGGAATGCTGCCAAATCATCGGCCGTTATAGGTCGAAGCTGCCCGCCGATAGTTGTAAATAAAACCTTTGTTGCATCCCAGCTGCCGGTTTGTATATCCTTCTGATTTAGGATGATACTATCCTTTCGCTGCCCTTCAGCCTTGCGCTGTGCGGCATCTTCTTTTGCCCGCTGCTTCGCCTCTGAAGCCGACCCTTTTAAGCTACCAAGCCATGAGTTATCGGCCATATTTAATCCTCACTCCAAGTTGGCTTGCCATCCTGACGATATTCATCCCGGCTTTCAAAGCCGGTCAGGCGCTTAATTACGCTCAACTGCGAGTCGGTCGGCAATACCAGCGTCTTTTGTGGCAAAGGCTGATCGACAGTATCTATACCGGCCGCTGCCATAACAGCCAAATACTCATCGCGCCGACCATAAACACGCGCCGAAACAAGGGTAAAGTCCCGCATTTCATCCGGCGTTACTTCGTGAAATATTGCTTTCTCCCAAAGCTTTGTGCGCTCAGAAAACCGCCGTACTTCCCTGTAAAAGTCCTTTGCGGCCTGGCTGTCTACATCGCTCATTAAGGCGCACACCAATTCGATTTGCTACTGCCAAAATACGGTCGAGCCAGATTTGCTTTAAGTAATCCATCGGCAAGGCTGCTATCGCCCACGTAAACACTTGCCAGGATTCTGAAATACTTGTCGCGCTTGATCGCCTTTAACGTGACCAGCTTTGAATTGACAAAGTTTTCAGTGAACGCTTTAGCCAATAGCGCTTTTGCTTTTTCATTGGCGCATTTGCCCAATAGTTCCGGCGTATCGATCCCATAAACACGGACAGGAATTTTATTGCCGATCACGCTGGGCCAATCAGGTATTGATACAGCGATAGTATCGCCGTCATGTACCTTGATTACCGTTGCTGGCTTATCTCCGTATTCGACCGCCATAACAGGATCAGGATGCGAGCACGAATACATCAAAGCCAAAGCAAAAAGTATCGACGTTTTTCGCGCATAAGTTAATTGGTTCATATTGTTAAAATCCCGCCACGATTAAGAAGCTCTATGTCTAACAGCTTGTCTGCCATGATTAGCATTTTGTCTATGGTGTTGACTCGTGATGAGGTATACCAACAGGTTGCCAATGCGGCAATTTGAGCACTGGTAATGGTTTCGGCAATTCGGTAGCGCTGACCACTCGAGTCCATTCCGTCTTTTTCAATCGATTGCGCCGGGTTTGCCCGCGCCGCCTTGTCGGCGAACACAACCCTGGAGCTTTTTCCGTCCAAGGCCACACTGCCCAGCATGCTGAAATATGAAGTAATGGATGTTTGCAAATCTTCTTCCGAGAACAGTCCGTCACGTTCGATATTGTCATCATTGGTAATGACCATACAGCCATCGCGCCGGTCCCGACGGTATGCCGCCTCGACCGACACAACCAATACCTGAGATTCTTGGTCATATGCCGAAAATAGCGTACAGGGCTTGCCCGAATAGCCGACTATTGTGGTTTGTATGGCAATCATAATTTCTTGAGCCAGATTGACCACGAGAAAACCCACACAACCGCCACATAAGGCCACCCAAGTATCCCAAAAATAACAAATCGACCAAGATTTTCAGACATGCTTTGATAGTCGTAATCATCCTTTTTAGCGATCTGAATCAAGACAAGCAGGGTTACCAAACCAATCACGAAGTACCGCAACGAAAAATCAATTAGCGTTAAAACCATCATTGAATCTCCGTATCGGTCACATCAACCTGGACAACCAGTTGATAACCGGCCGGGTCATCGGTTCCTGGAGTTCCTTTGCCGTCGTTATAAGGGTCGCCAACTTTAGGCGCATCGAATAGCGGGATTGAGGCCTTTAAAGTTAAGTCGACAACCATAATCACTACGTTTTTTAACCCGGTTTGGACGGATGCTACTGGACTATCGGGAGACTCGATCTGCACCGGCCACCCGGTCGTTACACCGGCAAAAGCATAATCGGCATGAAAGCGCCGATTCGGCATAGCATCAAGGAATAGGCAAAACTGGGATGCAAGAGAGTGCGCTGTCGGCTCGTCGGCTGCGAATATGGCTACTTGCGCGCGAATGTCCCCGGCAATAGTCCGTAAGCCAAAATGACGCTCTTTGGTATCGCCTGGGATAATGACGTGTGTGGAGTCAGAAATCTGCCGCGTAAAATCCCTGCCAGTTGGCGTGTAATCCCTGGCAACGGCTACAATAACCACCGGCAACTTGGCTGGATGAGTGTCGCTGCTATCGGTATCGTTACGCTGCCATAAAGACAGCATATCTTCGGCCTGGTCAATCATTCTGGATGGCGCCCAAACGATACTCTTTGCAAGTCCACGCGCTGTGTACTCATGCAGCGACTTCATTGTTGTTGACGAAATGGACGTATAAAATGCCCCCATGTAGCCACCAAAGCCAACCTTAACCGCCTCAAACATTGCGCTGACTCATCCGACCAAACAGGTCGTTAGTTTCTTTTTCGGCCTGTTTTTGGTCGCCGGATAACGGCGCTACAAAGCCAGGCAATTTCGCTGTCTGTCTGAAGAATTCGGTGTCTTTTTTGATACGGTCAATGCTATCCAAAGACACAGCTATTGGCGCTATAGACGCGCTATCGAGAACGGCGTTGGTGTTCTTGGATGCCAGTATCGAAAGCAGTTCTTCATTTTCGGCGTTTGCGCTATCAAGTGCCTGCGCCATTTGCTCGATTTGGGCGTTTTTTTGCTCGATTATTGAAAGCAAAGACTCTTGCTCCTCACTCTGAACAATTTCGATAACCTGATCAAGCGCTAACTCTTCCCCGGATGCGTCATCAAAGGTAACGCCCGCTGAATCCAGCGTGAATCCACGGTTAGTGGAGTAGTTCGGGTCCAAAACATAGTCAAAACCAAACATTTCAGGCTTATTTTTATCAATGGCCGAACTGAATCCGCCGACCTTATTGGCAAACATTCGAGCGGCTTTTCTGCCTGGAAAAGAATCAAGGAATTCAGTTTGATGCCTGATTGTTCCATCCGGAAACGCTTCAAGGCTTGTCGTTACGATGGCCGGTTCTATTTCATTGTACTTTCCAGAATTGACCAAGCTTTCAACCGGCTCCAGTCCGGCTAATCGCCTTGGTAAATGCCCGTAGTAGCCCAGCATAGCGCGAGTCTTGACACGCTCCTGACAGGCAGGACTATTTATCGCGTCACAAATAGCCTTGATATTGAAATTTCTGTCCTTTCCACGATGCTTACGGCCGCGGTCATTCAGGTTGTAGGTTATCAGCGGTGGCTGTACGATTGACTTTGGCATGGCATTACCCTATTAAAAACTGTCAGGGCAATGATAGGCGGGTAAATTGCCTATTTATTTGCGGTTTTCCGAATGCGCCGGGCAATAAAAAAGCCCCTTAACATTCTTCATGCAAGGGGCTTTTTGTGTTGGTCAAAACTACATTTACCAACCCGGTCGATCTTTGTAACCAGCCACAACAGCCTTGCCGTTATAACCCATAACCTGATCTGAACTCGGTCGAGAATAGCCTCTATCGTTAGGCAATACAGCATAAAAATCCAAAACAGTATCTGTGATACCGCTTCGATTTGCATGCAAGATAACCGGCTCAGCGTAAATGGCCGAAACCTCATTACTTTGATGTTGCGCCACCCAGCCGGTTTCGGTATCAGCCATAGCGGCTACTGGAGCAGCCAAGCTAACAAAAAACGCAATCATGAGTGCAACAAGATAAGGTATTTTCTTCAAGATATGTCTCCTAAAATTAACTAATTCATTTTTTTTACAATGAGCGGATAGGTTAATTGGATTTGGATTAATGATTTTTGGCGTTTTCCGAGTACGCCATCCTTGGCTTGATGGCACTCGGCAATTAAGCCTGCAATTTACCCGTTTCAGTTCTTTCAATTCGCTCACCAATAGCTCGTAATAGAACCGGCAAGACCTGATGAGGCAAATAGTGCGCAACCATACGGGTCATGCCGCCGGGTGTGCGCTCGACAACGACATAATTATTATTTTGTAAATGCAAGATCATTTGCTCGTCGGTCATGATTTTCTTATCGTCACCGACCGCCCAAAAATCCATCCCACCCTCAGGATGTTGAGTTACCATAAAGCGCTTCATCTTGCCGTCGGTAATCGGTACAAGGTTTAGTGTGATGCTGTTGTATTGCACGGGCTTTGTTTTGGGCAATAATTCGCCCTCAATCGCCTTAACCCGCTCATCTACCAGGGCGGCAAGTTCCAGCGGCGTGACGTGAAGTAGTGGGTCGCCTTTTAGCTCCAATCTGGTAAGCATGGAAAGGCAGCTGGCATAATGCTCTGGCGATAAATCTTTGTAAGATTGCTCTTTGGTTAAGCTGAATTTCTTTTTAATGCTACCCCAAAGCTGCATTGATGCACCACGCCATTTCTCTTGCGGTAGCATTTCGACGCGCTCTTTGATCAGAGCTTTGATTTCGTCCTGCATTTCAAGAGTCAGTCCGCCGGGCAGGGCTTTTTTGGTTTTAGGTTCTGGGAGTTGTTTTAGGCCGTATTGAACATGTTCTTTTGTCCAGTGATTCCATAAGACATCATCGCATTCATTTTGATAATAGATAATGGTATCGCGTAAATCTGCCTTAACCTTGTTTGGGCTGATTGTTGATAGCCACCCAGCTAGTTTGCGCAAAGGCATACATATAGCCTCTTGCATGTCGCCAAGGGTGGGGATTGCGATTTTCACAATACCCCATCTTTGTTCATTTGATTTCAGTTTTACAAACTGACTTGCCCAATTTAAACCCATTCCTTCAACGATGGTTTTCATTGGAGTATAAGGCTGTCCGTCGTGTTCAACGATGAATAAATCAGTGCCGTGGAAATTGATGGTTAATGTTTGAGTGGTCATGATGGTTCCTTGAGTTATTTTCGATTATTAAAGGGGTATGTGGATTATCCATATACCCCCTATTCCGTTTGGTGTCGGGGACTCGAAACTGCTCAAAGACAGTCAGGCCTATTTCCCTTTCGGGTCTTGTATTAGCCTATCCCCAACATTGATCGATAATCTGAAAAATGCAAGGCAAAAAAATACCGCATGGTCTTTCGGGTGCGGGTTCCGCTTTGAGAGGAGATTTCGAGACTCCGAGACAAAGCATAGCCGCACCTATAGCAGTTGTCAAATTAAGCCACATCAGCAAACATATTCGCGGCCTCGGCCTTGGCTGTGTCGGCTGCCGTAATCCCATCTCCGCCTTTATCGCTCTCACAAACCATGTAATTTACGTTCTCAAGAAACGCAAAGCACACTGCGTCCCACAAATCCGGACTGCCCAGGCCATCCCATTCTTTAGATCCCTTGGGCGGCACTCGAATACGCCCCTTATCGGTAAAGTCTTTCGGTATGCGCGATGACTGATCCAGCATTACGTTCTTAAAATCAACAGTCAGTACAGATAAACGCCCCTCTTTAGCCGCCCTAGCCGCTTGGTGCATGGCTTGAGCCCTAAGATTAAGGTATCGATCCTTATTGCTTTTCTTGAAACAAGGATTGCCCCAGTTGACCCGGTGAACAACCTTATCGGCATCTTCGAGATCCTGGCACACATTAATACCAAGACCACCCGAGTCAACCGTATAGGTAATATTATGAAAATCAGAACCATTGTCGACCATTGACCACGCAAACTGATTTGAGCGTATTTTATTGGTCAACAGCGGGATGATGACGACCTCTACCCGCCGCGCATCCGGGCCAATATCGCCATAACCGACAACCTTTGCGATGACGTTTGCCGACTTATCGCGTAACCCCTCACCAGACGCAATATCACCCAGGGAAAGCCAGCCGTAATTCTCATTATCTTGAATAATACGGCCTCGCGTGTACATTGACTCAGCAACAGCCCGGCTCATCATGTGCTTTGATGAATCCTGTGGAAACCGGCCAAGCAACCTGACATTACGCTCGTCATCCTCGTACTGATTCCACAGTTCCATAAGCGACTCATCGCTAACAAACGGAGAATCAAACGAATCAAATACTAACGATGTCCATTCGCCGCCGTTATTGCTTGAAAGGTCATTGTGTGTTCGGTAGAAAAAACCGGCGTTACGGGTCGGCTGACTGGTCAACATCATCCGGTTGTGCTGCTCAGTAAGTGCTCCTGAGAGCGTTGTCAGCACAATCTCGGGCAATGAGGATGCTTCGTCGCCGATAATTAACAGCCATTCGCCGTGGCGCCCGGCCATCTTGTTTGCAGTCTTTTCATTGGCTGTCTTAGATTCTACAAACCATACCGCCTCAAAACCAACAACACGGCACGTAGCGTCGGCTAAAATATCAACGTGCTCGGCAATCCATCCATGCGGCCCTCGCCTGATACGCTCCAGTGCTATGCCAATTTCTTTCCATACCGTTACCTTCAGCTGGTCCATGTCGTTTGCCGTGAGCAATGTTACGGACATCGGGTAACAGAGAAGATGCCAAAGTACGATATTGGCGATTGAAAAGGTTTTTCCAGTCCCATGACCAGAAGCCACCGACGTGCGTGACCGTGACGGCGAAACACTTGCAAATAACTCAACTTGTTGCGAGGATGGAATAACCCCCTGCACTTCAATGGCGAACTTTTCCAAGTCGCCCGCGTATCGCTCGCAAAACGGAAGCCATCGCGGATCTTCAGGAAGTAGTACGCGCTTATCGGACATTAATCGTGCTCGATCAATATACCCAGCCGCTCACGCCTGCCGATTAGCTTTTGATCACGCTTGGCTGCTTCTTCAAGCGCTTTTTCATAAATACCATCCAGCACTTCTTTTGCTGGGAATACATTCAGATTGATTTCAATAGGAGCCTCAACGTTGGCTTTCCAATCTTTAGGTCGACGATTGAACAACCATAACTTTATAGCGCCAGTGTCGGGAGGATAGTGTTTAATGGTTTCAGCCCTGACAATCTCACCCATGTTATTAAATATCTTTTCATCAGCATGCGAATAGCCCATAGCTCGCTGATAAAGCCTGTCCGTTACATTGGCATCAGCCATGAGCTTGCCACGGTGCAGGGACTCAAGGAAATCGGGATAACCATGCTTCCAGTTGTTAATTGTTTGCTCAGACACTCTAAAAAAGTCTGCTATCTCAACATCAGTAGCACTCAACAAGCACAACTTATAAACTTGCTCAGCATATTCATGTTTATAAAGAGAATTCCCATGCAATCGCTCGGTCTTTTCATCTACCTCTTCCCACACCGCATCGGTAATAACTGGTACCGTTTTTGTTTTTTTAGTAGTAACTTTTTTAAGTGACTTTTTGTCACTCTGAGTGACTTTTTGAGTGACGCTTTCAGTGACTTTTTCGCCCTGAGTGACCTTAGCCCATTCCTGTCTTTTTGCAGCCTTGGCAATGGCTACCCGGTTTACATCAAAGCCCTTACCAATCAAATCATCGGCAAGCCACTGATGGCCTTCACGCGGGTCAAGTTCCCATACCTTGCGGGCATCGGACCATTGCTGTTTAGTTAGCCGTGCCATTAAAAACAAACCTTAGTAATCAAACCCATCATCCTTATAATCAAAAAGATCCACGTTCTTGAACAACACAACCCCATTTGAATGAGAAGCCTCAATCAAACAATGAAACCGCTTAAGCTCGGCCATCGCCTTATTTGCATCAACCACTGACTCTTGAGCACATAATACAAGCTTGGAACCACCCTTCAGCTCATCAAATTCCGGGTTCAGCTCTTGAATGCGCCGCAACACAGTTAAATTCTCATTTGACCGCTTAACCGCTACATCGACCGCCTTTTCCAGCGCTGAAAGCTTATTGTTTAGAACCAGGAAGGCGCTTATCTTGGCCGCGTCAGCCTGTTTTCCGTACTCAACCAGCCAGCGCGCAACATTGTTCTGCCGGGAAGCGGTTATATCCCGCTCCCAGTCGTCGGTTTCCCCGAATAAGAAATCAATAGATACATCGTACAACCTGGCCGCTCGGCGTATTACCCATAGCGGCACTGAAATGGTGTCAGTGCTACCCTCGATCTTGGCCAGCTTCGATGAGTTTGAGTAACCCAGTTCCTTGGCGGCCAATATCTGCGACATATTGCAAATCTCACGGGCTTCCTTGAATCTTGACCCCATGACCTTCACCATTTCGACCTGCTCAGCCCTCAACGATGCCGCGGTAATCCGGTTATCCAGAATTGGCTTATGAGCTGTTTTTTTATCGGACCTGCGGGCATAAAATTCAACGACTTCCTTTACCAATGCATCTTTTACTTGTTGTCCGTAAACCGGGTACATCAGGTTTGACACCGAAACAGTGATCGGCCCAATAATGCCATCAGGCTTTAAATAGCAGCCATGCGCTGTAAAAGCCCGTTGCATGGCTTTGATTGCCGGTACGGTACCCATCTTTCGCGCCATATCAACCATGATCGGCTGTATTGGTTCCGGTAACCGGTAAATACCTGGCTCCCGGTAAAAACGTCGTTCAAAATACTCTCTGTTATCATCGCCACTTGCAATAACCATATCAGCAATAATCAACTGAACGGTTTCATTTACATCATCAATAACGGATTGACTTACCATAAGCAGATTAAGTTCCTTTAATAAACCAGAAATTGTTTTACCTTTGTTTTTTACGCTTTAACTGCCAATCAAGAAACGCGATTATCGGTATGTCGCCTTCCCCAATAATGCCCATATCGCACACACATACCCAGCTGCCGTACTGCTTTTTAATTTTTGGCTTCATGCTCACTCAACCACTCCTTAACCCAAAAATAAACCAGTACAGCCGTACCGGTTAATACAATTATTGTTTCTATCATTTTTTCCTGGAATTATGTCTTTTTCGAGTATCGGGCCACGAACCACGGCCATCACAGTGTTTTTTTTTGATAAAAGATGAAGCATCGATGTCATGATGATCAAAACACCTAATAATCACCGGTGCCCCAACCTCGCTATCAATTTTGGTTTGCTCTTGAACTATGCAAATAAGCGATAATTTAGCCAACATCAAAGCTCTTACGTTCGCAGATATGCCAGTTCCAATAACTATAACCCTGCTCATGCAAAACACTCCTTCCAAGCTTCGTTTCTCGAATCCTCTAAGCTAGTGCCGCTATCATTCTTCATGCCAACACGCTCGATAAAGTCGTGCTCTTTGTCGGCATTTGCAGGGATATAGTTGGCATCGCACTTAGCCCTGAACCAATGCGTGTCAAGATCGTTACTCATGAGCACCAAGCTTTCTTTTCCAGATTATGTCGCGCTTATCGGTTCTAACGCTTGATCTACACGAATAACTATCAACTACAGGCGAAAAGCAACCATAATCAAAAAATGCACAGCCAAAACATACACTGCCTACCGATGGCGATGATTCGGCCACATAGGCCACGCCGTTATGCGCGAACTCATTCTGATCGATCATTGACTCACCTGTACTTTATTTAAATTTTTTAACCCAAAGCACAGCATCGCTGCATCTCTTGCATGCTGGTTTGTCGGTCCTTTCCATCCAGTTATTTTTTTAAATGACTCAGCATTTAATTTTCCTTTGGGTTTTTGAGTAATGTAGTTGCGGCCATTTTTTTGAAGATACTCGACTATCAATTCGGCCTCCCGGATACACGACCCAACATTGACGCCAGTACGCTGTACTGCTCTCTTTGATGTAGCGCCGTTGTGCCAAACGTGCTTTGTTAATGGCAGTTCGACAACTATAGTTGCATCCGGGCAATCATCAATCAGCCTAATACACCCCCAGAAATCAGTAGGTATAACATGCGTCAACTGACCATCAATGCAAAGAGCGAAACCAGTTGTCTTGCCTGGGTCAATGCCGATAACTTTAGTCATATTAATATGTCAGCATGCAATAAAGCAGCGCCAAAGCAACCATCCAATGATTACTAAGAGCCGCCCATATAAAAACCATTAAAAGAACCATGCTAGGTGACCTCTAGAACGGGATATCATCATCAAAATCGTCATAATTTGGCGGTGGCGGCGGCATGGAGCCGGAACTGCTTTGCGGCGCCGATGGCTGGGGCGGGTTGTCCGGTCTTGATGCGGGAGCGGAATATCCGCCCTGCGGCTGTTCGCCGCCAAACTCGGAAGTGCCGCCGCTGCGGCTATCCAGCATATTCATGGTATCGGCAATGATTTCCGTGGTGTAGCGATCCTGACCGTCTTGACCTTGCCATTTCTGAGTG